ATGAAAAATTATCCAATGGTATATGTAGCAGGTAAATTTTCTTTTGAGGGGGATTATAGTAAGAAAAATCCTAATGTGCAAGAAAATATAAGGCATGCTGCTGATGTTTGCACTGAGTTGTGGGAAAATGGTATAGTTGCTGTATCTCCACATCTTAATTCTAATTTTGAAAAAGATATTGAAAATGGTAATAAACAGGTTTTTTCTGATGGGTATCTTAAATTAATGTTGGGGTGTGATGCCCTTTTGGTACTTGGTGATTTTTTTGAGTCTGAAGGTACAAAAAGAGAGATAAAGTATGCACTGATTTTAGGTATGCCAATTTATTTTCTGTGCTTTGGTGATCTTACTCAAAATGAAAAAAACTGGTTAAGTGAATTAGATATTGATTTTTCATATGATTTGGATGATTTATATGAAAATAAAAATAATCTTGTTAAATATTCGGTTCAATTTTTAACTATGAGAGAAATTCAATCTGCCGCTTATTTTCTCCATGTAAGAAAAAATATGGATTATAGTCCTGCAAATATAAAAGGTACTGGTATGGTTGGACTTGCAACTCGCTTGTGGGATAAGTGTATAAGGTTTATGAATCTTATGGGTTTTGAAATAGATATTAATGATGTAAAATATGTGGGTACAAAAGAACCTAAAAATGAAACTATTTCAGACAACTTGATAGATATAGGTAATTATGGATATATTGGTGAAATTTATCGACAAGGTAAATGGGGTAAATGAATGGACGAGATGGAAAAACAATTATTTGGTTCTTTGATTGAAGAACTTAAAGGTATAAGAGAAGTATTATATGAGATACAAAAGATTTTGAGGGATAAATGAAGAGAATTCTTATAGAGTCAAGGAGTCCCACTTTCAATGATGTGCTTTGTGGTTATTCTTTGATCCCGTTATTTAGAAAAAAATATGATGATGCTAAGATATTTTTTGGATGTAATAAATATCAAACTAAGTTATTTAGGCGATCTAATGCTGTTGATGAAGTGGTTTTACAATCTATTTATGGCAATAAAGCTACTTGGACTCAATATGAGCTAATAATTGATGAAAATTTTGTGGTTGATAAAAATTGGAACCCTGAATATTATTTTGGAGATTTAGATACACCTGATGGGTGGAAGCGGTGTATTGATGAAGGTTATGGAGACTTAAAATTTAGTTTTATAAAAGACGACTATGATTTCTTTTATAAAAATATAGGTGATGGCCTTATTAAACTTGGTAAATCTAAGTATATAGGTATAATGTTGACCAATCCTATCCCAAATAATCCTAAATCACAACTTTATACGATGTCTCCAGATAAGCTAAAGTCTTTGATTGAAAAATTTAGGGATTTAGAGGTTGGGTTCGTTTTATTTAATGTAGCACCAGATCAATTTAATGCTCAAATGTATGCACCTATAATACAAGAATTAGTAAAAGATCAAAAGGATATTATGGTATTGCCATCTATTGATATGGTCAATTTAGGTATAATGATGAATGATGTTATTGATGTGCTTGTTGGTGCACAGTCGTCTATTATGACATCTTTATCTATGCTTTTTGATGTCAATAGGGTAATTTTATCGCCATTAACTAAAGATCAAAAGTATGTATGGGATGGTATACCTGATGAGTGTATAACAACTAATTTACGTTTTTATACATTTGTTAATGGATTTTTTAATAAGGGAACTGAGTTTATTTATCCAAAATCAGATAGCCTTATTAAATTAGATTCTGAGTCATATTACTCTATTGATGGATGTGAAGACAATGATATTGTCGGTACAGTTCGATCCATGATTGATGGACAATATGTTAAAAATCGGTATAATGTATGTGAAAAATGTTCTTTACATCAGACTAAAAATTGTTTATATTGGTGGGGAGATAAAATATCTCCACGTTTAGGAGATTGGGAATGGCAAAACACACAGTAGTATTGACATACAATGAGAGCAAGGATATTAGAAAACTTGCAATGGCAGTAACAGAATTTTTGTTTTTGCCATATGCCAGAGGTAAAAAATATCAGCAATCTAAGGTTATTACTGAGAGAATTAAGATATTGGAGCAGATTTTAGACCCGTATTTAAAGGAACCTATTGATAAATATCTTGAGTGTATAAACAAAGATATTATGGGTCTATCAGAATTACTTAATGATATACATGACAATATAGAGAAAATAGGTACTGGAAAATATAAGATAACATTTAATATAGAGAAACTATGAAACACCAGAAGAGTTTTTTTTAGGAAACTATGGTGGAATATAAGATTTTGTTATTACTATATTATAGTTTTTATTAAGGAATTATATGAAAGAATATAAATTACTACATTTAGCTAACCATATTCACCACAATTTATTTAATGATAAATTGGTTATAGGTGGGTTTTATAATTGGCATAGGGTTTTTTATTATCCTAATAATTTTGTTTGTTGGGACATACATACACCGAAAAAAATTAAAGAAGAAAAACCTGATTTTATTTTAATTGGATTGTCTCGTCCTGAAAATCTTTCTATGTTACCGGATGAGATTAATAGGGCAATGCAGATGGGTAAGGCTGTTATTGATGATCCTGTTCAAATTATTAAAAGTGAGGATCGTAATCAACGCAAGGTAGTTCATCATAGTGATGGTAAACACTATGAGTTACCTCAACGTATGCAAGAATTAAAGACACTTGAACAGGTTTTAGACTCCAGACCTATTACAATTTTTCATGTTGATTATGCTGTGCAGATGTGGAAAGAGGTTGATGCATTTAGTCCGGGGTATATGAAGCATGTTTTAGAGCAGTGTGATTTCTTATTTACATCAGAACCAATACAGGGTCATGCTATGTATGCTCTTTTAGAAGGACGTAAGGATATTTATTTAATTCATCACCCTACTAACATTGCACCATTAAAAAAGATCGGTCTATCTAAGAAAAATGTTAAATCCGATATTATAAGGACAGTTATTCATCGTTATGATAATGAATGGTATATGCCTTATTTGGTTAATCAAGCGTATCGTTCATGTGGTTATGCATTTCCCAATATTTTTGTGTTGTTAGATGGTAATCAGAATTTTATGACACACCTTAAAAGTCTTGGTATTGATCATGTTGAATTTGGGTGTCAACATTCTGATTGGGTTGAACGTGTTGCTGAAACTTATGCAGGAGTAGATAGCTATCATTGGTTTAATAATTATGGTAGAAGTCCAGTTGAGTTTGCTTCTTTAAATACACCGCTTATTGGTAGCGACTGTACAGACTTGCAACCTATACTTTTTCCTGAATTGACTACACCAAGAGGTCATGTTGATGAACAGGGTGAGTTACTTATAAGACTTGTTAAGGATAAGAAGTTTTATAGAGAGTGTCAGGATTATGCTTTTGATAAAGTAGAAAATTACGGGTATGATGCCAGTAAGGAAAAATTTCTTAAAATGGTTAATGGGGAAATGGAACCTTATTGGAAAGCAGGGCGATACGAGAAATATAGGAGTGTTGATGATTCATCTGAGTGATATAGATAAAAATCTGATGTATAACGCATTTTTAATATCTCAAAATAGCCAATGTACTAAGGTTAAGGTTGGTGCTTTATTGTGGTTAATTGATAATGATGATAATGAATATATTTTTACAGGTTATAATGGTGCTCCAAGTGCACCTAAAGGTATGTGTCCAAGATATGTGTTAGGGCTTGAATCTGGTGTTGGGTATGCAATATGTAGGCAAACTTGCAGTCAGCATTTTCATGCTGAGGCAATGGCAGTACATGAATGTCAGCGTTATTTTGCAGATTTTTATTTTGACGAGACAATAGATGACATATATCAAAAAGTTAAGTGTCATATTCAGGATAGTTGTTGTTATATTTTTGGTCATCCTGCTGATCAACCATGTGACGACTGTAAAGAGCAGTTAAAAAAGGTTAATTGTCGTCAAGCACTTTTATGTGATGATTATTATGGTATGACTAATAATGAAAAGTGGAGAATATATAATTTTGAGGAATAAATATGGATTTTAAAAAAATGGCTGTATTTTGTCAGCAAGGCAGCACTTTTATTAACCCTGTTATACAATATCTTAAAAACCAATATAGAGATAAGGTACAGATTATGTTGCAGGGTAATTGTGGTCATCAGCAATTTTTTGAGATACTTAATAAAAGTGATTTAGCTTGGTTTGAGTGGCTTGATAAATGGTGTCATCCTGCTACTACAGGAGATAAATATTGCAAATATATTTTTAGACTTCATTCATATGAGGCGTTTGGTATTGAGGCTCAAAACAGAAGTTTAATACAGAGTATTAATTGGAATCAGGTCGATGATCTTATTTTAGTTAATGAGAGTGTAAAAGATGTCATAAAAATTCAAAAAGATATGATTGTATCCGAATTGATGTCACAAGGCAAACAGGTGTCAACTGATTTTGTGCCGCCCAATATTGACCCAATGAAGATTAATGTCATACCCGTTGGTGTTGACTGTAAAAAGTTTAAGGTTAAGAAAAATAAACCTATAACCAAGAAAATTGCTTGGTTGGGATATATTAATTTTAAGAAGAATTTTCCTCTTGCACTAGAAACATTTAAGCAGCTTTTGAAAATTGATCCAGAATATGAGTTACATATTGCAGGTGCTTTTCAAGGTGACAACAGAGAAAACATACATTTTCAATATGCATCTAAGAATCTTGGTGTTAATCAACAAGGTGGAAAGGTATTTTTCTATGGATGGATTGAACCTGATAAACTTACTGATTGGTTAATGGACAAACAATATATTGTTTCATCTTCTCTTTATGAGTCTTTTCATAATAGTGTAGCTGAAGGTATGGCGGCAGGTGTTATTCCTCTGATTTATGATTGGCTTGGTTCCAGATATATATATCCCAAAGAATATATATGGCAGGATATTGATGAGTTTAATAAGTTGATAGATAATTTTAGTAGCAAAACAGAAGTGCAAATTGACAGTATTAGGGAAGAGCTACATAATTTTATTAAAGAGAGGTATGATTATCAAGTAGTATTTCCTGTTATTAAAAATCTGGTTGATAAACATCTGTACCAAAAGGAATTAATATCACACTTTACAGAAGGAACGGATTTACCTGATGTCGGTATAAACCTTGAGTTCCAAAAGAAAGTTTTGGAGCATAACGGTCTTTTAAAATAGGAATGGCAAAATGAGAATAATGGTTGCATCTAATATTATGGGTGATATGTCATACTTTGACAATCAGATTGATAGTGCTGACTGTGACTGTGTTGTTACATTAGGTACATTTGGTATTCATTATAATGACAGTAGAGATAATTACCTATGGGATAATCGTTATCCAAAAATGAATCATCGTGTTAGAGATTATTTTAAGAGAAAACGTAGTAATTTTAATAAATATATAGGCAGGACACAGTTTAGTAAGCCTGTTTATTATGTACCTGCATTTGGTGATAATGGCAATTATTGTTCTGAAATTCAAAGAGATGATTTGATTACTAATTTTAAGATAATGAAGAACGGTATTATATATACTATAGAGAAAGATGGTTATCAGGTGAGACTTGTTGGTTTAGGTGGAAGATTTAATTATCGCTCCATATCTAATCAACATAAACAAAGGTATAATTATTATACTGTAGAGGATATAGATAGGTTGCTACAGTTTAATGGCAAAATAGATTTCTTATTTTTAGGTGATCCTATTGGCGGTAAAAAAAGAGGAATGGTTGATTTTAGAAGTGAGATAAATAATAGATATTATGATTTTCTCGATATATGTCATAAATATGAATTAAGAGCAGTATTTTGGAATGATATTAATGCTGAAAATGATGTTTTTGATTTTACAGCTATAGACCACACGTTTACTATGGTTTTTTGTAAAAATATGCATGAACAATGCTATGTTTATGATATAAATAAAGATGAGGTTGTTTATGTATAAAGCTGTGCATAGTAATTTTTACTCATCTATGTGTTTAAGAAGATGCGATTGTATAATAACTGCTCCTGATTACCATCTTGATTTTAAGGATAATATTGATACGTTTTTCGGTACATCAATACCGATGTTGAGTGATAGTGGATATATGTTTATATTTTTGTCTTTTGATAGAGATAATGGATATATGGATGTAAATTTTCTAAAGAAATTTTTAGCAGACGGTACGACAGCAGATATTATTTCATTTTTATATGGATTTAAATTAGTGGTTCTTGGTGGTCCAAGAATACATAAAAAGTTTTATGATAGACTAGATTTCTATAGCTCTGTTCCGGTAGATATAAATGATCCAAGATATATGCCATTTACTACAGAATTTTTGGATATTATACTGGGTAATTATACTAAAAAAGGTGATTTGGTTCTTGATCCTTTTATGGGTACAAATTCAGTTGGTAAGTGGTGCTTAAATAATGATAGAGGTTTTTTTGGCATAGATAAAGACAAGGTGATGGTTGATAACGCATTGGAATATTATAGAAAATTTAAGGAAAATAATAACTGTGAAGGAAATGATAAATCGTAATTATGATGCTACTATAATTCTTAAACATTATAATTACGGAGAAAATATGGATATACCAGATGTTTTGAAGGGACAAACTATTCGTTATAATACACCCTATGGCAATATGTATGTAACAGTTAATTTTTCAGAAGATGATAAACCTTTAAGAGTGTCGGCCACTATAGGAAAAAATAATGACACTGTAAATATGTTTGTATGGACAATGAGTGATTTAATAAGTATGTTATTGCAACAAGGTATAAAGCCTGAAGAAATTATAGATAAATTAGAAGGGCATAGATGTAGAGATGGCTTCTTTGATTCTGAGAATAAGCGTAATTTTGCATCTATAGTTGATGCTTTGAGTCATGCAGTTTCTACTGCTTATGGCGAAATGAAAGGTTTAGATAATGGGATACAGGACAGAAATTTATAAGGAATTTCTGATATTAGTTGATAAAACTCAATCAGTTAAAAAAGAAGAGGTTACAGAGTTGTTTATAAAGGATTTGTGTGTTCCTGTTGATGCAGATTTAGGAGTTTTATACCACTTGTTTAATGGTTTTCAGGTTTATGGTCGTAAGTTGTCTATTGTTAAAAATTTATTACATGAACAAATGAGTTATCACGATGGTTTATTGGCCATAAAGAAAAAAGAACAAACCAAAGTTAATGACTTGTACCATAGAGGCAAAGTGGATTCACATGAATATAATAAAGTATGTGACGATTATAATATTGTTAATGAGAAGATGTTAGCTTGGAGATACTATTATAATGTTGCAAGAGATAAATGGGAATTATTAGGCAGAACATTTGATCATATTAGGAGTGTGATGTCTAATTTAAAGGAGCAAGCCAATAAGGGTATGTGATATGATTACAATTAATTATGAGAAATTTAAGGAAGAGATAACAAAATATACTGACTATGATCAGTTTGTTGAAGATATACAACGTATTAATACCTCACTGACTGATCTAAAGTCTTTGAAAAATATTTTGCATCTTGATGAGAGAATAGCAGAAGTATTAGATGCTTTTTATGCGCTTATTCTTGATCTAGTTATTTTGGTTGAGAAGATTTATCTTGAAGTTGATGAATTTGATGTTAGCAAGAAAGAGGCGTTGGTTCAATTTTTGGATGATGTTATTGAACTTCCTGTTGTTCTTGAATGGTTTGATGACGATGTTTTTGAGCATCTTATTGATAAGGCTGTTGAGTATCTTAATTCACAGGAAGGACATGATTGGCTATCATTAATTAAAGCAAAATATGACAAATAATGTATTAGACTTTTTTTACGACATAAATAATCCATATTGTTTAGATGTACCTGATGAAGCTAAGAATATTTATTGGTCAGATACATTAATTTATGGTCTTAATATTATACTTAAATCAAATCCGGTTTCTGGATTTAAGCATCTTAGTTATTTAGGTATATTGGAGAGAATATTACCGGAACTTGAAGAGTGTCGTTATGTTATACAGGATAAGCGTAATACGCTAAATGTTTATCAACATACAATGAAGGTATTGGATTTATGTCCTAAAGATGATCTTAATATATTATGGTGTGCTTTATTTCATGACATAGGTAAATATAGCCAAGATTTCAGAAAGCATCCCAATATAAGTGCAGAAATTTTTGTTAAATATATGGATATTGTATTTCAGAATAGCGATGTTTCACTTGAACTATTTGAAGAAACATATGGTTTTTCTTATAATAAAGTTCTGACTATGATTTTGTATCATATGTATCCATTTTATGCATTAAACGACAAACAGACAAGAGAACATTTTAAAAAAAGAAAGTATGCTGTTGATATGACTAGGTTTGCTATATTAGATAAATCAGCTTCTAACCCAGAGTATGTAGATGGTTTATATGATTTAATAGACGAGATAAAAGATGAAAGTTAGAGATAATGCTACTAAAGTAGCTAAAGAACTCGCAAAAAAAGACGGATTGTGTTTAATTTGTGGTATTGCATATGAGGAAACAGAGTTGTGTGGACACCATATAATAACAGTTGGAAGCGACCCGTCTTTAGCTGATAAGGAATATAATATTATTACGGTATGCCATGAATGTCACAGGGCGATACATGATGGATATATTGATATAAAAAAGCATTTGTTAAAATGGAAGGGTACTGACGTATACCGTTGGGAAGAAATTATAGAAAGGATTTAATATGATAACTTTAGATAAAGACCAGTTTGATGAGCATGTTTTGAAATGTGCAACATTATTTTTCAATAAATCTAAGTCTTTGGCCTTAAAGTCAGATGAGGATTATTTACATATTAATATGAAACTTGAGGATATAGAGTTATTTGTAAAGTTTCCTATTGTTGAATCTGAGAAAGATATTCAATGTATTGTTAATGCTAAAGATTTTTTAAATGTAATGAAAATTATGTCTGGATCAGTTAGATTAGAGGTTACTAAAGACCAGTTAAATGTGTTTACTGGTAGTAATCATTACTCTATGGCTTTGATTGATAGTGAATTTGGTGGATTTTTCTTTGATTATAAGTTACCTGATAATTCTGTTAAGATTAATAATCAGAAATTTGAATTATTGCGTCAGCACGTTAATTCTCCAAAAGCAGAGGATGATAGTTGTTTTGTATTTAATGATATAGACGGTAATTTAATTGCAACAGATCATTTTAATTTTGTGCTTTTAGCCTCAGAATGTAAAATACAATTTATGTTGGATGGTATGTTGCTTCCATTTATAGGGAAGGTAAAAGAGCATTTTGAGTTGAAGGTTAATGAAAAACTTGTTTGTTTAACTAATGCATATTTTACATTAATTACAGTCAATCATGAACCTGATTCAATATTCCCTATTAATCTTGGTGCTTTTGATGTTAGTCGTTATCAGTTCGTATGCAGTTTTGATTCAAGCGATCTACGCAAAAGATTTGGGAGTATGTGTAGTTTTATAGGGTCTGATAATTTTGAAAAGGGAATTAATTGGCATATAGATAAAACTAATAAAATGACTGCCGAAGGTTCTTCAAAAACAGCGAAAGAAAATTGTTATTTTAATAATATACAGCGTGAAATACAGGTCAACTTAGATGTGAAGACAGTTGACAAGATATTGTTTTGTGCAGATGGCGATGTAGTTGATATGTATATTAATGAACCTGTTGACGGTAAAGTAACTATATTGTTTTTGAATGGAGACATTCTTCAGGCATCAAGGGGTAAAGTGTTGTGATAGATTTTGATTATCTTATATCTGCATCAACAACTCAGGCTTGGCTTAATTATTTCACAGGCTTATATGAGAAAGATCAAGATAAAAGAGAAGATTTGAAGCAAGATATTAGTATAAAATTATGGCAGAGCATACCTGAAAAATATGATGAAAATCGTGGTACTATGTTTGAATTTGTATATGGTTTTATAGCGTTAGAAGCAAAAAAGCATGTTCTTGATGCTCATAAATACCGTCAAGAATATTTTGACGACAATATGCTTCATTATGATCAAAATTCTATTGATTATTCAACTATACCATATGTAGAAGAAGAAGTGCCTGATGATCTTATTGATGAATTCAGGTCACAACTGACTTGTTATCAGTGTGTCATTTTTGACACAATATGTGATATGTACGATATGCCAGATAATACATATAAGACAAGTGGAAAATTTAAATCTAGCTTAATTGATATGAAGTCAAGGGGTTACGATTTAAGAAAACATTTATTAACAATAAAAAAGAGGTTGTTTGAGTTTGCTAAGGCCAACAAAATGCTTGTAAATTTATCCACTGCTGATGCAGGATTGTAATAATATATTATATTTAGTTATTCGTATCTAATATAGATAATCTGCCATGTGTAGAAGGTGTAGGAATACCGTCCTTATGGGCGGTATTTGTTTTTAAGCGGTATTTTATACCGCTTTTTTTATTTTGTCGTATAGTAAATGAAAGGAATTTCATATGGCAAAACAAATTATACTTACTGAAGAAGAACGTGAAAAGAAATTTAAAGAAGGGGTTCAATATCTTAAACAAAAAAATCCTGAATTAGATGAAAAAGATATAGAATTAAAGATCAAAGAAATTATTGATATATGTCAAAATCCTGATGCTTATGGATGGAAACGTCCACCTGCTGATTTTGATAAGAGGTTTGATTCTAAGACAGGTAAATTATTGCGTGAAAATCGTTGGGAAAAGAAAACCAAGAAGAAAACAAAAAAGAAAAATAAGAAAAATGTTTATGTTAAGAGTGGATTTGATGTAGATCATAGCATAGCTAAAGAGATTATAGATTTAGGTGTATTTGATGAAAATGAGCAAAAAATTATTAAGGACTTATCTAAAAAATATCAGGAAGAATTTACTTTTAATACTACTTCTGATAGAGTTCTTTTAAAGGATTTGATTTTAACTGAGATTAAGTTACTGCGTTTTAACAAGCAGGTTTTACAGCCTGATTATGTAACAAAGAAAAACGATATAGATATAAAAGACAAATTAGAGAATAGTATTTTAAATATACAGAAACATCTTGGAATTACCCGTCAACAGCGTGATGCACATTTAGAAAAAAGTGCTAAAAGTATATCTGAACTTTCAGTTACATTAGAAGAAAAACTGAAAAATATTGAAGAAGAAGAAGAGAAAGACCTGCAAGAAGAATTACGTTTTAATCAAGAACGTATACAACGTGCTCCAATTAATTCCCCACTTTCTGTAGATGAGATGCATAATATTTTATCAGGTGTTGAACGCGAAGAACTTTCACCTGAAGAACTTGAATTAGCTAAAGACTTAACAGAGCGTTCAATGGAACAATCAGAGAAGGTTAAAGAAGAAGAAAAGAAAGAGCGTCCTGTAGTTAACGCTATAAAAGCATGACAGTTAGATTAAGTAAAGAAGAACAGACACGCCCCAATAGAAGGGAAAAGTTAATACTTTTTTGGCGTTTACACCCCATTCAGGCAGCCAAAGATATTTTTAATGTGGATTTAATATGGTGGCAGAGGATAGCATTGTTGGCTTTGTGGCATTGCAGTGCTATATTTTTATTTCTTGGTCGTGGTTGCGGTAAAACTTGGATATTGGCATTATTTTGTTGTTTGAGGGCTATTTTATATCCAGAAGAAGGTATAGGTTATTATACTCCTACGTCTAAGCAGTGGGATCAGTTTTGGGAATATGTGCAACAATTTTACGATAGATGCCCGTTATTTGCTGACTGCGTAGAGTTGTCAAGAAGTAAAAATGCTATTAGAATGGGTAAAACTTTTAAGATGAAGTTTACTAACGGTTCTTTTATTGAATCTTTAGCACTTACTGAAAAGGCAAGAGGTCGCAGAAATACAATAGCTGTTTTTGATGAATATAAAGATCATGATCCCAATATGGTCAATACAGTTGCATTGCCTTATTTGATGGTTGAGAAAAGCACTAAACGTATCAATAAACAGATTTATGCAACTACAGGATTTTATACATGGAATCATGCTTATGCTAAATATGTACTTTATAAATATAAAATGTCATTAAAAGACCCTGAATACGCGATTTTAGAATATGATCATCGTGATATTGATCTTGTAGAAAACTCTCCATATAGAATGAGTAAGATGGTTCGTGAACATATTAAAAATGAGCCATCTATGACTGAAGAAAAGTATTTAATGGAGATGCATTGTAAAATTGCGAGTGAATCAGATGCTATATTTACATATCGTTTACTAGAGTCTCCAAGAGTTACCCCTAAAGAAGACCCGGTTAATATATTAACAGAAAGTGTTATTGATGGACGTAATCCTGATGAGCCTATAGCTATATCATTAGCAAGAGGATGTAGAAGAAGAACTTATGTAATGGGTATTGACAATGCAAGAGTTGTTAATGGTGACAATTTTGCAATTCAGGTTTTTGAGGTTGATGAGAAGCATAGACTGTTCAAATTAGTTCATTCTTATGCAGATAATGGTTTAGAAATGCCAAATCAGGCCATGAAAATATTTGAATTGTGTAAGAAGTTTAATATAGTTCGTATATTTATTGATAATGATAGTTATGGTAGAGCCTTAAAAGATTTGTTAAGATATGGCTCTCCTGTTTATAATGTGGAACCTCTGTTAGATATGGAAGATAAGTTACATCAAAAATTAGATGGCAGACACATTATTAAAATGTTTAATTTTACAGTTGATAATATTTCTGAGATGTTTGATAAATTGAAATCTTCGTTCCAAAATGGAAGATTGAAACTCCCGTTAGATATGAAACGATCTGAAGGTAATACAGAAGAATTTAATGCTTCCATTGAAATTCAACGTACAAAAAGAGAATTAACGCAATTAGTTATTGAAGAACGTGGCAATAAATTTGTTTATGTTGCTCCCGGTGGGAAAAAGCGAGATAGGGCAATGGCTTTAGCTTTATGTAATATGGCGGCTTTAGACTATTGTTTAATTGCAGAAGTATATAGACCTAAGAAAATTACTGCTGTAGGAGTTTGGGCTTGAATATAAATTTTGATGAAAAAAATATTAGTACTAATGTGGTGCGTAACAATATTTATACAAATAAAAATATTGATATAGGACAGGCTTTTGCCATTAAGTTACCTAAGCGTGTTGGCAATCCAGATTTACCAATACCATATTTAAAAGCTGATCCAAATTTAGAACAATATCTTGATGAAAAGAATATCAAAGATGTTTTTGACATAATGAATCGTCTATATCTTTGGGAAGATTTATTTGGGAGAGCTATAGATTTATATGTTACATTTAGTGCAACGAGGCTAAAATTTTTAGATAGTGGAAATGAAGAGTTTGATAAGATAATTAAATATTGGGCAGAAAATGTTAATAGAGATTTATCAATAGCTACTACAGGTATACGTTCACTAAAAAAAGTTATTGTACATCAATATTGGAAATTAGGTAATGTTTTTCCATATGAAACTTGGGAGAATGTTAATATAGGTGGTAAAAACTATAAACTTCCCACTAAGATTATGTGTCTTAATCCTAACAAAATTAAAATTGATGATACATATTCTGATTTTGGTGAAGTTTCATATAATTTAGAAGTTGATGTTAATGTCTTACGTAGGGACGGAAGAACCAATCCACAGGTTGCCCCAATTAAACGTACATTAAAACGCAGTACATTAGATAAAATTAGAACAAATACTTATCGTGGTAATACTATTGAACTTAATAGTAAACTGATTTATCATATTAAAAGGGCTATATCACATCATCAAGTTTGGGGAGTTCCATATGGACTTAATGTTTTAGGTACATTAAGGGACTTACATAAGAAACGTGAAATGGATGGGGCCGTTATTGATAGAATTATCAAACGTATTTTACTTTTTAAGTTGGGAACCGACGAATTTCCTGCTGATAATAATAGGTTAGCGGCTTTTAAAAATCTTCTTGATGATCCAGAACCAAGTTTTGTACTTGTTACTCCACATGATGTTGATTATAATGATATTATTCCAAATACAGAGATACTTGATTATGAAAAGAAATATGAGCCAGAAATGACTCGCTTTATGATTGCAATGGGTATTCCACCTGTTTTATTTGGTTTATCTGGCAGTAAAGATGTAGAGCAGGAAATTAATTATTTTGCAGAAACAGCAAAGGAAGCACAATTTGAGATTAAAGATTATATGATAAATATATTAACTAAGATTGCACAGCAAAATAATATTGATATAACTCCTGCTGTTGATATGGAACGTATTAACGCAAATAAGTCGTTACATATGGCATTGATGCATGATGTTTATTTCACTGGTTGTCTTAGTAAACGCACGTATCTTGACATGATTGATTTTGATCTTGATACTGAGGTTAAACGTAGAGAAGACGAAGAATCACAGGGCATTGATGAATTAATGACTCCACCTGAACAGCCGTTTCAAGGTAATCAAACTGAAGAAACTGATAATAATCCGCAGCCTATGAAACCAAATGAGAAGAAGCAAGACAAGAAAAAGAAAAACAAAAGGCAGGATCAATGAAAAAAATAATTGACGCTATGAATGGACACCGAGTATTACTTTTCTCCACAATAACTATTTTAATTACTGTAGTTAGTACAGCAGGTGGAGTTTTTTATAAATTAAATGATATTACAGATCAAAACGCTCGATTTAGACAGGAAATTCAAGACGAATTACATATAATAGTTGATCGTGCAATTGAAGGACATTCTAGTAATGTTAATGCACATCCATTTTTAAATGCGTGTATTCAAAAGGAGGTTTTAAATATAGACAAGCAGCTTTCAGATATTAAATGTGATATTAGTGATAATCATAAAGAAATTATGAGTATATTGAAAAAATAATGGAGATATAAATGCCATTACCAAAGCCACATAAAGATGAAAAACAAAGCGATTTTGTTTCACGTTGTATGTCTGATGCAACAATGCGAAAAGAGTTTCCTAAAGATGATCAGCGTGTTGCGGTGTGTGTGAATATTTTCAAAGATAAGGATCAATCTAAATCTTCTGAACGTGTTAATTTTGTTTTTCAACCTGATCAGTTAAATTATACTGATGCAGAAGTAAAAGATACTATTAATATTGGTTTTAAATTGTGTCATGCAAATAAGAATCTCAATTTAGATGAAATGCCATATGAAGAAGTTAAATCATCTGCACATACTGCATTAGGTAAACCTATAGTATATTCTGAATATAAGGGGCACACAGGTACGTATGTTATAGGATATATTGATGAAGTTTATTTTGTTGATACTATTAATAACAAGGTTTATAAAGCAGATAAATATTCTTTAAATGAAATTGAAGGTGCCCAACTTAATCAGTATGGTTATAAATATGGCGAAGACTCGTATATTTATTGCAAGGCAATAATTTATAGAAACCGTTTTCCAGTTGAGGCTGATGATATTAGAAAATTGTTTGAGAAAAACCAACTTTATTTTTCAATGGAGACTTATTTTGAGTCTTGTACATGTGGTGAATGTGGTAGAACATTTTATCGTGAAGCAGATTACTGTGAACATCTGGAAGATCGTTGGATGACAGGGACAGCAAGAATTTTACATGACTTAACTTATACTGGTGCTGCTGTTGTTGATTATCCTGCTGATAAAGGTGCAGTTGGATTGTCAGCAGCATCTAAAGGTTTTTCAGTTTTAGATATATTAGATGAAGATAAAATTGATAATGAGACTTATAGATTTATTTTAAACATGAGGTTACAAAATGAAAATACGTAAACTTGATGTTAATGTAGATGATACATTAAAAAATGGTAAGGTATTTGCAGATGAAACTAACAATATATTACCATTGGATGATGAAGATTCTATTAAGTTATCTGTAGCCAAGTTAGGTACAGGATTTTTTGACGATATTTATACAAAGAAAGAAAGAATTTATATAATTGATCGTATTTTAAGTGAAAGTAAGAATTTATCTATTGCAGAAGACGTAAAAAATGATCTTTCTGCATATATTAATAACGGAGGTAATATGTACACTGGGGAACAATTAAAGGCTAAAGTAGATAAGGCTGTTGCTGATCTGAAAGCTGATTACGATAAAAAGATGGATGAACTTAAAAAGAGTTTTGAGTCTGATAAGAATATGGCTGATGCTGAAGAGGTTTTTCAGAAGGAAAGAGATGAATTACAGTCTAAGATTGATGAACTAACTAAGGCCAGTGAAGATAAAGATAATGAGATTAAATCGGTAAAAGAAGAGAAAGATAAACTCGTTGCAGAGAAGATTATAGCTGAACGTGTTGTTTATGTTAATGATAAGTTTGCTGATCTTAAACTTGATAAGGAAGTTCTGGTTAAGAAGGTTGATGAACTCATTAAGGTTACTGCAAGTTTAAACGAAGACGATTTTAAGGCTCATATTGATAGTATTGCTGAGTTGGCTGCTTCTTCTAAGGACGATCTTGTTGGTGCTAGTCAAGATGTTCCAAATGGAAAAGACAAGTCTGATGACAAAGATTCTACCGTAGATAAAATTTTGAAAAATATTTATGCAATAAAGTAAAAGGAGATAATATATGTTAACTGTTCTTAAATATGGAAAATCTATACAAGGTGTATTAACTGGTACTGCGTATCGTGGCAGTGGTGTTTACCCTACAGGTTTTGATTCCACTACTGGGAATATGGAATTTGCTCCACCACGTAGTTCGGCTGATGCAGCCAAGTGTTGTTACCTTGTTGATTGGGAAAATCATAATCCACTTGTCAATGTGTATGGTGGTACAACTTCTGACGCTAAAGATAAGTCTACTGCGACTGCCACATATCCACGTAAAGCTACCTTTCATTATGGTGGATGGTATAGGACTGATCGTGTTTATAGTTCTACTTGGTCAGCAGAAGAGACTTTGGCTCGTAACGATGTAAATAGTGCTAATGCTGCTTATTCTGGTGGTGCTTTTCAGCCTGTATTGCCTATTTTAGCAGAAAATGGAAGTCATCCGGGGTACTGGTCTAATGTTCAAACTGCTTGTGGTTGGGTAGAGCATACTACTGGTTTCCGTGTTAATGCATGTTTCTATCTTACTTATTATGACGCTCAGAGTGCGGCTCCTTATGGTCGTGGTGCTTTTGCTGAGATTAGGGCCATTCCTCACCGTATTGATGCAGGTTATTATAATACAGCAACTGGCGGCTATGTACCTATACATTATTAATTTTTAGTTAGGAGATAATATGGATACTAATAGATTAAATGAGTTAATTGCAACTGCTGTTGATAAGTCTAAATCTGTCAATGACAGTGGAGATAAAACAAAGGTCTTGGAAAAGACTGATTCAGAAAAGGCTATGGAGCTTAAAGAGTCTTTTGCTGAACTCCGCAGTGAAATTGGCACTGATTCAGCAGCTTATGTTGTTGCTAATATTGTATATCGCAGATTGATGGATGAAGCTCCATTTCAGGATTTAACAGGAATTCTTATGCCTTATGATGGTATGTATGAATTTACTGAGCAACCTGTTTATCAGCGTGAAGGTGAACCTACTCTGTATTGGCTTGGTGATGAAACTGATCACATTGAGATGTTTACTACTAAAGTTAGTACAGAAGAATTCACTCTGAATTTTGATTCTATTTATGCAGCTTTTAGTTTCAACGTAGATTTACTTGCTTCTGGTAAGTTCTATGATTTCCAGAGTCAGGTTAATAAAGCACGTAAACAATTTGTTGGTGCTGCTAATATGTTGATGTGGAGTGCTATACGTGATAGTTTCAAGGCAGGTACGCATGCTAATTCTGCTACAGGTACGTTAAGTATTAGTGCACTTGATACTGCTATTAAGTGGGTAGAAGATAATTCTGAGGAAGGTCCAAAGGCGTTTTTTGGACGTACAACGACTTTAATGGATGCTGCTAATCTTTCTTCTGCTTCTCTTACAGATCATCTTCCTGAATTTGTTAAGGAAGAGTCTTTTAGGAGTATGCATATTAAAGGTTATAAGGATGTACCTCTTGTTGGTGTGCGTAAGCAGATTGTTCGTACATCAAAGTCACAAATTATAGGTGCAGGTGTTGGTGGCAGTGATGCTATTCCTGCGGGTGAGGTCATACTTATTCCTTATGATACATTTGGTATCTTTGCAGAGCAAGGTCCAATTCAGGTTATGGAAACCCGTGATGCTCTAACTCGTAAAGTGTCTTATTCTATGGGACGTAGAATGGGTTGTGCTGTTTGGGAATCCGGTAGACCTTGTTACTTATATGTAGCAACGTAAAAAGTTGGGGGATGAAATAAATCCCCCTTTAGATACAAGGAGAATGGATAATGGCTAGAGAGGTTTTAGAAAGAGATGGCAGAGAAGAAATTGCCATTGTAAGAAAAGAAAAGTATTATACTTTTAGAAATATACATAACGGTAAGTTTATAGTTGGTAATCTGATTTTTGAGCCTTATGGTCAAGAAGGAGATACTATTGATTATGTATCAGAGTTTGATCGTAAGTTGATACTACGTAATAAATATGTACAACGTGGTTTTTTACAGGAACTTGATGATAGCGGGAATCCTATAGGTGTAGAAATTGATGGTAAGATTATCGACCCTATTACTGACGAACAGCTTTTAGATGTTATTAAAGGTCGTGGAGCTAAAAATAAAATCAAGGAATACACTAAAGGGTTTACACATCAAGACAAAAATACACTTTTACGTATGAAGAAACTTTGTTTTGATAATGATTTGCCAATGTCTACTTACTTAGTAATTCAAGAAGAAATAGAAAATCTTCCTAAGAAGGAGTAAAAATGGCTAGTATTTATTTGCAAGGTCATATAGGAGGTAATGATACAGCTAATTTTGCCACTGTAGGTGGAGCTTCTGCTCATGCAGGTGAATGGGATGCTGTAGCATTAGGTTTTGGATATGATTCCTCAGCATGGCCTGATAATATATTACGTACATATGTAGGTAGATTCGCTTGTGGTGTTAGTTCTACTGACGTTACTGGAACTAAAATTGATGCAGGTGGTTTTAACTGTGTGTCTTATGTTCATTCAGCAGGAACATCTGGTGGTTCATGGTATAAATATACTACAGCAGGTGGTCATGGTGATACTGATTCTATTCTTCATACATCTAGAATACCTGAAGGTGGTTTTGCTAGTGTTACACCGGAAGATGGATATAGACAGATGCATCAGTATGATTTCTTTAGATTGCGTTTTGAGCATGATAATGCTGTTGATGCTGACCCAGTTTATGCTTGGATTTCATCTGGTTCTGGTGGGACTGTAGATTTTGAGTTTGCTTCTGTAATGATATGTGAAGTTAGTGCCACTGGTATAACTGATTGGCAAAAAACTCCGGGAAACAGTTCTAAATTAGAACTTACTACTGTTGGAGGAACTGATACCCAACATAATTGGTATATTGGACTTAGTGTTATACCTTATAGTCAGTCAGTAGGTTTTTGTAATTGGGGATTTTTACAGATTAGTGTTACATATAGTTAAGAAAGGCAAGTTATGGAATGGAAAGCAGAATTGTCCAATGGTGAAATTTGGACAAGAAAGCAGTTATATAAGAAGGGTGATATTAGTGAGTTCAGGCGTTTAATTCGCCATAGTAAAGAATTAAATGTTTATATAAAAAAAGTGTCTGTGTTGATACGTGGTGAATATATTGATTTACCTGAAAACACTTCAATGGATCATATGAAATTTTGGTATGCTCATCATGAGAGATGGGCAGGTGGGTTAGGTGGAGGAATGAGGTCCGTTGAACATCTTGAATCAATATCATATAGAACTGGTCAGCACAGGCATTATTTTTGTTATGATCTTGTAAATGATCGTCATCTTGTTATAAGTTTACCTATAAATAAACATATGGTAAAGGAAAGTGCTGTAGAAAAGGAATATGCCCGCTAGTTTTGATTTTATTGAATTTCATCAGAGTACCTTTAATGAATCTACGGTTGATGGTGAAACCGCATTTAGGAGTCATGATACTTCTACAGGTATTTATCCTATAGGTATACCTGATAGTCAATCTTCTGGGACCAATTATTCTTGTGAAATACTTATAAAAGCTCATTGTGTTATTGCTCCAGATACAGCAGTTACTAATTTTAAAATTTGGAAAGACTATAATCCTGTTACTGGTGTTAGGCAGTATATAGGTCATACTTCAGGTACACCTGATTCAATTAGTAATGGTCAAAGTGATTGGGCTACTCATACCTGTGATGATGGATATAATGATCAAGCTACTGCGTATGATTGGGATACAACTAATAGTATAACTGATATTGGTGATAGGACTTATTTTTTAGTATTGCAATTAGGTGTAACTGCTGATGCAATAAATTCTTCATTTAATACAACGACAGGAATATATCATGTGCAATATGACGAGTCGTAAATATGGTTGGAAAATAGTTTGTTGGGATAGTACAATATTTTATAATACTGATTTATCTTTAAGTGATATAGATCATAACTCAGTTAAGAGATTTATATTGTTAATAGATGATCTTGATACTGTTAAAATAAATTGTGAAAATAATAGTCTTATTTATTTCTATAGAACTACAGTTGAATTAAAAATTGGTAGTTTAGATAATAAAAATGGCAATATAGAAAATAGATATTTGTTTTTTGGAACTGATGAGCAACTTTATAGGATTGATGTATTAAATCATTCTATAGAAAAACTTAATGTAAATCGTAAATGTATTGAACACATAAAGAAAAACAATGGATGCGATAAGTGTAAAGAGTTATGTTAGATGGCTTATGTTGGGAACAGACATTATGTAGATTCACAAGAGGCTTTACCTTATATTGATGCAGCTAATGAAACCGCTGCATATAGATTTACTTCTTTTAATAATTACACAGTTCATACAGTAGCTTTTTATTATCAATCTCCTGCTACTGGTAATACTTATGATATTAATGTTGGAATACAGCATTTAACTGACGGTGGTACGCCTTCTGGTACATGGATAGGAGATAATTATACTACTTTTTCTGTTACTGGTGGTGTAGCTCAATCTCTACAGTGGGATTCTGTTAATGATTCTACTGGGTGGGACTTATCTTCTTCTAGTGCTTATGCATTAGTGTTTGAATGGGATGCGGGAAATGGTGCTACTACAAAAGATTTTTATATCTATTTTAGTTCACCTAATACTCAAGTGCGTGTATGTGATGGTCAAGACGATAGTAATCGTACATGTTTTTCTTCTACTACTGGGACATATTCAGAACGTGATGGTTCTCCTATATTTGGTTTATGTGGAAGGGATTCTGGTGAGAATACACAATCTGAAGGTAATGCATATTTAGATTTATATGATAGTGACGATTACGATTTAATAGCAGGAATTTTTGATAAATTATATACAAGAATTGATTTTCATTTAGATAATTCTTTATTTGGTAAATATGTTTTTTGTACTGGTAATTGTAGGGTTAAAAGACCATCAGGAAAACAAAGTGGTTATCCAGAAGGGTATTTGAGAACGCATACGACAACTGGTACTGCTACTGGTTATCAAATTGCAACTAATAATGAATTATTGTCTTATGGTCATGATCCAGAAAGTGTGCAACAATATTTAGGTGGTAATGATAGTGCTGTTGCTATTTCTACTTCTATGTATTGTTCTTTTTATATATTGGCAAAAAATAATTTTGGTTATTGGCGATTACAATGTGTAACAATTGATACGTCAGATTCAATGTTCGATGATATGAAAAATGTGTCATTCAATAGGGGTGATTGGATATATTATAAAACGGAAGATCAGGGTTCTACTTGGACACGACCTTCTTCTTCTGGCACATATTACCATCCTTGTTTTTGGTTTTCTGGACAAGTCTATTTAAATGGTGTAATTCGTGACGGTGACGATAATCTTATTGAAAATGCAAGTGCTATTAGCTCTGACGGAGAGGATGTTGTAACTAATTCTGATGGTGAATATATTATTAAAATATTAAGTACTGCAACCAACAATGATCACTATGTTAATTTTCGTTATAGTCATATGCAGATGACCCCTCGTTATTGGTATTCTACTGCCGTTACTAATTTTTCCAGTTTAGGGACTGCTGATTCGTATGTTGGTGATGATGAATATTGGTATGGATATAAATTACAAGATCATCGTGGCAATTATTATGCGTTCAGAAAACGTATTGACTTTGATACGTCATTAGGTGATTTACATACAGGATGTGTATATAAACAAGAATTTCAAACCGGATATGGTGTTCCTATTTTTACATCTGCTGATTTTAATGCAGGTTTACAGGTAGGTGCAGCTAAAAACATACATTATGATAACGGAAGAACATATTTTGCTATACGTAATCATAGTGGTCAGGCTATTATTAAATATTATGATCATTTTGAAGACAGGTATAGTTCTGCTGTTAATTTAGGTTATATAAATGCAACACCTTCTGGTGCAGGTTCATTTTCTACAGACACACATTATTATCCACAGGTTATCACAGATGACAATCATTATGTTTATATGTTTATGTCCAAACATCATGTATATAGTTCCGATTATAATTATTGGCCTACATATAAAAGGAGTTCTGCACCGGGCGATATTGTCAATTGGTCAATATGGAAATACCCTACATCATTTGCAGAATCGTCGTTATATGGATGTTCGTATTTAAGGGTACGTAAAAATCCTGTTACTGGCAACTTATTTATATTTTATAGGCGCATGGAAGATGATGATGGAGCACATAATTCGTCTTTTGTAATTCAGAAATATGATGTTGATAATGATCTTTGGTATCCACAAAGGCAAATGGCTATGTTTGATCATGTTGATACAGGAGATGGATTTGGTACTGGCCCAAAATCTATTTATTGTGGTGGAGTTGAATTTGATGAAAACGGTATATGTTATGCAGTATTATGTTATTTATATAATTATAATAACACACCACAATGGGAGGTTTGCAATAAATTTATTTGGAGTCCCAATATAGAAGACTCTATCCCAGATTGGTATACTATTAATGGTACTGCATTAGGGACTCTTGCTTATTGGGATGAAGGTGGCGATGTTACTACAAATATTTATGGTACTGCATATCCTTCAGGTGGCACTAATGAAGACTATTTACAGCTTTTAACACACACTACTACTATTAATGCTGATGGTACTGATTATTCAGTAAGATTACCGTTGGTTCTGTTAGGTGAGACTGATTCTGATGAATATCCATTTTTTTATACTGTTTATCACTGGAGCACATCTGATACAGAATGGAAAAGAATTAATATAAGTTCAGCAAGTGGAGCATATATTGATGACCCCCTAACATTTGGTGGTCATGTGTTAGACGATAATAACTATTCATATGTTTTCGGTTTTGTAATGCCTAATGTTGCGAGAGATAATTTTAGTGATGAAGGTATTCATACCGAATGGACATCAAATGATTATGCATATTTTAAATCTTCTGATAATAATTGGAATAGTACGACTACTTTTAAATTAAATATTGTTAGAAGAAATAATGATATGGGTAATGGCATGTCTGTAACTAAAAATAGTTATATCGACAATTATACCATTGAGGGTTTATATCAATATGGGAAGAAAGTATTTTATTTCCAAAATAAAGATTACGGTTATATTAGAAAAGACCGTAATGATTTAATTGTAATATGTAGTTCAAGTCCTATAGCATGTTGCGTTGAGGAAGTCAACACAGAAAATAGTAATGTATATTTTCCAATTCAGGGCTATATACCCAAATCAACAGGTCAACCACAGAGATATAGGTATTATATACAATATGGTTATCAAGGATCAGCTTGGTTTGCTGAGTCTGATCCAACTGAGATATGGTCTTTTTACGATAATTTTGAGCACTACACTATTGATACGTCTATTGTACATGTATCTACATTTAGATGGAGTGCATATGATGAAGATGAGTTGGCAACTCCAAATATACCCATTTATAATATATCGTCTTCATCAGATAGTATTTTGACTTTAGGCGGTGCTAATATTAATAAGATTGCTTCAGGTTGGAGAGCATGTTATTTTTCAGACAACATAACTAACACAGCATTTTGTGCTACTGCCATGAATTCAACAACAGAAGCGGGTGCTAATTTTGACGGTTGGATAAGATTTGCGGATGTAGACTACAAACAATTTATTGGCTTTTATACATCAGGTCATACTATAGTTGGTATTGGTGTTGGTGGTGGTGCTGCGTGTCGTACTAACATAGGTCAGGTTAGAATGTTTACGGGTACAACTATGAAAGATTGTACGTATTATGATGTTGCGTCTGCTAGAGTTACACAGTATGCTAATTTTGCGATTAAAATAGGTAATGGACATACGACTAATTTTTATTATGATGGAACCTGTGTAGGTACAATGACAAGTACAGGTTTAGGTGGTGTCAATACAGCATTTTTTGGCTGTGGTGATGGGTCACAAGAATATTTCTTTGATTTTATGAAAATAAGTAAACGAGAAGAATAATGCCATTAGGTGATTTACAACAAAAAGGTTTTCTTGTACGTTTCTATCTGTCCTCTAAGGTAGAAACTTCTTTTAGTGTTAATGTTTACTTTAGTGGTAGCTATCATAAGAACCAATATTCATTTGTTTTTGAAAGTATTATACCTGCTTCTTCATTGTCTATGCCTCTTACTTTTAGGGTTTATGATACACAAGAAAACAATTATACTATGGTTTTACGGGTATATGACACTTTACAACAAGATTTTTCTACTGTTTATCGCGTTTATGACTCTGATACCCAATCTTATAATATTGTGTTACGTGCCTATGAAACTTTAGATTCTCAATTTAGCACAATTTTAAGAGTATATGAGGTACTGCAACTTTACTACTCAGCAGTATTCAGGGTAACTGACGGTATAGATGATAATTATAATATTGTTTTACGTGCTTATGAGAGTTTAAATTCTCAATTTAGTGTTGTTTTAAGGGTATATGAAAGTCTCCAACTCTATTATACAACTGTATTTAGAGTTAACGACAGTATAGATGATAACTATTCTATACTTTTACGTGTATTTGAAACTCTATCAGATAGTTTCAATATAGTTTTAAGGGTTTACGAAGATACATCCGATAATTTTTCTACGATATTTAGGGCATATGGTGTTTCCACCGTAAATAGAGTATTAGTTTTACGGGTATATGATACCTTACAACAAGATTTTTCTACAGTACTAAGGGTTTATGAGGATATTTCCTCTAACTTTAATTATATTTTACGTTCATATGATGTAGACTATGAATATTATAGTCTTATATTAAGGGTATATGAAAGTATCACCCAAGAATTTTCATATATTTTACGTTGTTATGAAGATAGTACATTAAATATCTCGACGATATTTAGGGTATATGATAGTTTAGGCCATTATATTCCATTGCTATTAAGAGTTTATGAGTCTGTAGATTATAATGTATCCTTTGTAATTACCGCAAATGATGTAGCAGAACATTATTATAGCTTTGTATTAAGATCATATGCACCATTTTCACAGTCTTTTAATATTGTACTTTCTGCTTATGACTTATTGGAAGATAATTTTAGTATCATATTTAAAGTATATGAATCACTAAGTAGGAATTATAGTCTTGTATATAGAGTTTATGAACAAATACAAAAAGCATTTCCATATATTATTAGGGTATATGATAGTGCATCTTCTGAATTTAATTTTGTACTTAATTTATCGGATCGTTCTACATCTGCTATTTCTCATGTTTATAGAGTTTATGATTCTATAACTGATAGTTACCCTTTGGTTTTACGTGTATTTGAACAACTGTCAGATAATTATAATTTTATTCTTAGTGTTATAGGGTATCAGGGTTTAGGTGTTTCATTTATAATTTCTACTGGTAATGTTGCTACAGGATCATTTAGTTACATCTTTAGAGTTTATGAAGAAGAAGCAAAATCTTGGGATATATTATTTAGATCATATGATGTTTCTGCTTTTAATGTTAGTGCTATTTTTAGAATATATGATTCGTTATCTGATAATTACAGTTATATATTGAAATCATCTGATGTTTATACTGATAATTATTCAATTGTTTTTCGTGCATATACTATTGTAGATAAATACCGTAGTTTTGTATTGTCTTCATATGAGGGCATTGAAAAATATTTTAGTTATGTTTTTAAGGTATATGATACAACTGAGTATAACTTTAATTTTGTAACAAGAGTATACGAATCTGTTTCTAGGAATTTTGCTACAATATTTAATTCATATAATATGACGACTAAATTTTATAGTTTAGTATGCAGGGTTTACGATAGTGTAGAACATTATTTTTCATTTGTATTACAATCTTTTATAGGTGCTTCAGCATATTGTGGTTTTTTATTTACAAGTACTTATGGTATTACAGGTGTAGCAGGTGCATATATAGAATATCCAGATAAATCGTATTATATATCAGATAAAGACACAGACAAAATTTCTATAAGTGATAGTCGTGGAATGTCTGTAAATAACCCTGATAGAAAAATAACTATAAAAGAATATGGGAGTAAGTATTTAAAACGATGAAAAATAAAATTAGATATATATTGGTAGTTTTATTTTTAATATTAAGTATATTTTTATTATGTGAATATGCTGATCATCAATTTAATAATTTAGGAAAATATGAAAAAGAAACAGCAAAAATATTGGTACGACAAACTATGGTTCAAGATACTGGTATTTGTTTTTATAGCATGGTGTTTGTTTTATTCGTCTGACGTGTTGGGTGACACCTACTTTGTCTCAAAATCCTCTGGCGATGATGATAACGACGGTCTTGCGTTGACTGAGTGTTTTGAAACTATTCGTCATGCTTGCTCGACGGCAGTGGCCGGTGACTCCATTCTTATTCTTCCGGCGTGGTATGACGAACAATGGGATTCAGGAGATAATACTCAATTTACACGAGATGGTCTTGTCGGTCCTCTATATCCTCACAATAGTGGCACGTCCGATAATTGGATCGTATTTATGGCATACGATACCACCATAGCGGGGCTTGATCGACCGATCCTTTCCGGCAAAGTAAACAATGATTATCCCAGTGACTCTGGCCACGTCCCAGTTTGCATTAACAGGGACTATATCAAAGTGATAAGACTCATTGCAAGGCGAGGCCGCATGGCGGGATTGCAGGTGTATTCGGGGACTGACTATGTTCATTTCATTGAGTGTGTCTCTTGTTCAAATTGGACTCAGCCAAATGATAACGGTGGCGGAATAGTAATGTATCACGCAGGTGGATCAGAGGGTATTCTTGTCGATGCCTGTACTACTTACCACAATTTTGATGAGATAATGCTTCCGGATACCTCCGATGCATGGAACACGAGCGGAATTCATATTTATGAAACGACTAATTCTGAGTTCAAAAACAATGTCATATTTGGTCAACCGAATGGATTTGGTCTTAGATCCAAGTATCTTTACAACAAGTACTTGGACATCCATGACAATCTTTTTTATGGGTGTGCGATAGCGTTAAGTCCGAAGGGGGATTCAATTTGGGTGCATCACAATACAATAGTTGATTGCGATGTCGGGATGAACTACTTTCCGAGTTCAGGATCGTCAATTGAAAGCAGATGGACCAATACCTACAACAATACATTTTACCACACTGGTGTTGCGATTAGATTTGATAACGACGAGGAAGATGTCAGAGATGACTCTGTGTTTAATAATTTAAGTATCGGTTGTGATATAGGTATGTTAATATACGATTATAGTACATACTTACACGGTCATTACTCTGACTACAATTGCTTTTGGGAGTCTGGAAGTGATGAGGATCGCTTTGGTATTGGTTCTGAATATCCAACATTATATACACTATCAGAATGGCAGTCTACATATAGTCACGATCTTAATAGCATAGATCAAAATCCCCTCTGTGCAGACACTCTAATTCTCGATTTTAGTATTCCTGCAAATTCTCCCTGTGCGACAAATGGTATTGGTGGAGGGAGAGATTCATATATCGGTGCATTTGAACCAGAAGAAGTTGATACAGGCGTTGATGGGATATATTACGTTTCAGGTACTTCTGGTAATGATGATTGGTCTGGTAAAACCCTAGATTCATGTTGGGAAACGTGTCGTCATGCTTGCTCGTTAGCCACACCCGGTGATACGATCAATATACTACCTGCTGAATATACTGAAGCGTGGAACCCACCAGAGTTTGAAGTCGTCCATACGAAAGACGGTCTTGTTGGTCCGTTATCTCCATTGGCAAGCGGTACATCGGAAAGCCCGATAGTTTACATTGGATATGATACAACGATAGCCGGACTCGATAGGCCACATTTGTACGGTGGTGTGACAGTGGGGGCAACGATTGATTCCGGTCATGCTCCTATATATGTCGATGCTTATGAATACGTCGAGTTTCACAGGCTTATAATGAAGTATGGATATCCTGCCGGTGGTCATATACTTGGCGGTTCAAACAACATCTCATTTGTAGAGTGTGTAGCGTGTACGAATTGGAGCCAAAATAACGATAATGGTGGTGGCTTGTGGTTTGGATATAGTGCGAATCAGAATCAAACCGTTGATGCGTGTACGCTATTTAATAATTTTGATGAATACAATGTGCCCGATACATTAACAGAATGGAATGTTAGCGGAATTCATGTTTATCGTTCTTCGGGTTCAATATTCTCAGATAATGTGTGTTATGGGAATGGATTTGGAATAAGGCTTAAACATCTTGACACTCTTTGTGTTGTTTCAGGAAATACTGTTCGCGATAATATAGTTGGTTTATCGGTTGGGTCAGGTGGATACGATGATTCCCTAAAAAACAATGTTATTTTTGACAATGGAGTTGGGATTGATATACGTGCAGATGCAGACTTGTTTGATAGTACCATCATTATTACTGTTTTTAACAATACAGTATATGGTAATGATGAGGGGATAAGGGTTCTCGCTAGATCAGATTCGGTTAGAGTTCTTCATGTTTATAATAACATATTTTCCGATAATACCGTATTTGCACATCTATATTACAACACGACGGATGAAATCAGTTTTTATGATGAGCTTGATATTGACTATAATGATATATGGGATTCTGACAGTTCGGGAATGTCTACGATTACGATAACTCTTGATGATTGCTATGATGACGATGGATGGGTGTGCTCTCCGACATACCCTACCGTAACATCGTGGTCAACTACTTACAGTCAGAACGCCAATTCAATATCACAAAATCCGGGGTTTGCTGATGCGGAAGCCCATGATTTTTCTATTACAGCAAGCTCGCCATGTGCTGATTCTGGTATTGGTGGTGGTCTTCCGTCATATATAGGTGCGTATGAGCCAGAAGAAGTAGATACTAGTTTAGATCAGTTATTATCTATTATTAATGTTGATAGCACTTCATTTACGGTAGTTGATGATTTTTCATATATAGAAGGCTCGTTAGCAAGAATAGTGCTTTTATTAGATGTGTCAACTCCCCCAACTACCAGAATAGATTCTATAATGAGTAGTTTTACTGACCCCGACTCTTTTGATGTCAGTGGATTATCAGGTGGAACAAAATATTATCTCAGAACTATAGCATGGGATGATGCAACAACTGATACTAGTTCTATTTCAGAACAGACAACCGATGAATCACCGCAAGGAGTTATAAGATTATGTCCAATATTGCAATAGTTTTAATAGCCTTATTTTTTATTTGTAATGTATGTTATGCAGACTATATGGTAGACAGTACATTAGTTGATTCTAGATATGCAAGAGATGCTCCTACTAGTTTATATGGTAGTGCTTCAGTGATTTATTGTGGAGGCCAAGAAGGAAGTTCTACAGATGATAACAGGGCTTATATTGGTTTTGATTTACCTTCTGGTATTGTATCTGCCTGTACATTAGCTATTTATATTGGTATTAATAATATCAATTTTGGTGTAACAGAGACATTTAATTTATTCCCAGTAACTCGTCAAGGTTTGCCAGACTATGAGGCTTATATGTGTTGGACATATTATTATTCTCCAGATAGCACATGGACTCAGGCAGGTGGTGATTTTGATACAAATGATGTTGTTGGCAGCATTGATATTGTACCGGGATCAGGTTGGCATTACATAGAACTTGATACTAATTTTATTAATTCTTTAATACGTGGCGATGAAGATAATAATGGTGTTCTTATGTTTGGTGAAACACCTGCTTCAGTTACGTCCTCTAGTGGAAGGCGTGATATTGCATTTAGGGCAAAAGATTATTCTGGAACAGCTTATGATCCAAGAGTAAGTTATTGGTATACAGGATTTTCAGATAATATATATAAAAGGAGAAGACGTTGAGGATAATTATATTTATTTTATTACTATCAATATCTGCATATGCAGGTATAGTAAGTAATGTGACTACGACTTCAGAAGATTCAATAGCTATAGTTTTTGTTGTAGGTGATTCATTAAATTGTCCAGTGGCAATGGAGAATGGTGATACCTTGTATTTGACCGTTTTTCAGCCAAGTGGTAATATGTCTTTTAAAGATTCTATGGCATATAATGACGCTAATATAACAGAGGTTGATTGGGAAAGCGATAATCCTGAATCTCAATATTCTTTGAAATATGCTATAGCAGATATTGATAGTCATGGTGCTAATGGAACTTATGGGTATATTCTATCTATTCGTGATTCAAGTTTACATTTGACAAGCTGTATTTCAGGTAATTTTCAAGTTATAGATTCAGCATTTTCAGCACGTTTTATGGCATTACCTACAAGATCAGAGTTTAGTGATTCAACAGGTATTTTAGACGGAGTTGAAGATAAATTAGGTGATCTTGGTATCTTGGCTGCATTGCATTTAGAGCCTTCATATTGGGTTTATTATCCTAATGATGGTACAAGAATAAAAGATAGTGTGGTAATATATAGAATTGACGGTGAAGATACAAGTTGGGTGGCAAGAATAGCATTTAATAACGATAACAATAGTGATATTGTTGACAGTTTAGAGGCGACTAACGTAGATTAATGGTAATTAGATTCCCCTCACATATACCTCGTCCCGGTGACGTTTGGGATCATGAGCCTACTTTTGGTGATGGTATATATAGCAATTTTTCTTTTGTATTAAGAGCTAAAGACGTTGATACATTTAATGTTGCTATTGTATTAGAGTCACGTAATCCATTTGATACTTTTAATATACCATTGGTATTTAAGGCATATGATACAAAAGACTATAATTATTCATTTGTCTTACAATCTGAGAAATCTGTTGATAATTTTAATTATCAATTTATTGTAAGAATTTATGATACCAAGTCAGAGAATTATAGTTTTATACTAGAGACTTTTGAGCCTACTACACAATATAATTTTGTATTTGGAATAAAACACCAGTTAGATTATGGTTTTAATATTATTTTTAGTGCTTATGATGTTATTTATGGTAATTATAGTTTAGTATATCGTGTCTATGAATCATCAGACTATAGTTGGAATAATATTTTAAGGGTATATGATGTATCTGCTGATGATTATTCATACATTTTTAAAGTAAAAGATGTTGTAAGTACAGATTTTTCAAATGTGTTTAAAGTTTATGACAGCCAAGCAGTTAACTATGATATTAATTTTAGAGCATATGCGACCAGTGAACATAATGTGTCATTTGTATTTAGTGGGTTAACATTTACTGAAAGATTTTTCAATTTTACTATGCGTATTTATGAATTTTTATCATATTCTATATCATTTGTTTTTACGTCTGCTTTTGAAAGTGTTTTTTTAAGCTGTGGATTTTTGATAAATTCCTACAGAGTTCGTAAAATTAGTGTAGGAAGGGTTGTTACACCTTATGATAGATATGTCAGGGCAAGATAGGTTTATTACATATGTTGACGAGCATACATTTCACAATTTGGAATTTATAAATATGGAACATGTGGCTGAATTGGATGGTCAGTCAAACTATCATTTCAATTATTATTGCCCTGTTTGCAAAAAAATTGTAACATATTTATTTATAATAGATAACGGAGTATATAATGCCAAAAGCGCATCAGACGATTTATTTGGGTGAGTCGGAGCCTGTATATTTTACATTTTATGATAACGATGGTGATTTAACCAATGTAGATAATGCCAGAGTAGATATAAATGATCCAAGCGGAACAGCATTGGTCACAAGTGCAAATATGACTAATGTTAGTACAGGACTTTACTATTACAATTTTGATGTATCTACTGCGATTACTACTGCTGAAGGTCTTTATCAAGCGTGGCCGCATGGATGGTCCACTGGAATACGTATTTTTCCAGATGGGCCACGTTATATAGAAATAATTAGTCGCCCTGTTGGGACTGGATATAATTGGGAGTTTTTGGAGTCTGTGCGTAGACATATTGGTGATAATGATGCATCTGATTATAGATTTACAACTTATGAATTAGCGGGATTTATAAAAGATGCTACTGAAAAAATTAAGAGCAAATATAACACTTTAACTGGCAACACATTAAGTATAACTGTTACAGCTAACTCTCAGGGTATATCCTTTGATTCTACTCCAAGTGATACCACATCAGATTTAATTAAGCGTCAGGTTGCTATTTTAATTATGGAGTATTATTTGCAAATTAGTATATCTAAACCGGGTATTATAAATGCAGGTGATTTAAAATTAAATATAGTTGGTAGCACCAAAACTACTGCTGAAGAAATTAAACGTAAACAAAGTGAGCTTGATAAAGAACTGAAATATTCTATACGCAGAGGTCTTGTGGGTTATAGAGCTAATACATATGGTGAAGGTCTAAATCAAGATTATAGTGGAGATTATTATAGATAATGAGTATATTTGATGATATGTTATCACGCACTATATCTGATGCCTATAAAGATACAACAATAACACAGGAGATTATTGTTTATCATAGGACTACAACTACATGTGACTGTGGTTCGCAAGATTCTTTGTATGGTATGAGTTTTAATCAGTCTTGTGCTACATGTGAAGGTCGTGGTTATTACTATACTTCATCTAAGAAGAATATTAATTGTGTTGTCAATAATTTTCTTGGCGGTAAAACTTATTATGATGAAACTTCACATCTTATAGGTGTAAGACCAGATGATGAAATTAGATTAACATGTATGTTGAAAAATGCACTTGTAAATATAGCTAGTGTAACAGGAGCAACATATTTTGATGATGCAGATAAAGTTAAGGTAGGCAAATCATTCTTTCAACCTCGCAATATTAAAAAAGTTGAGTATGGGAATACTTATTATTTACAAGTGACTTTAAATGAGGTTAAACGAGATGAATAAAGAACGGGAAACTATAAGATATGTTTTTGATATACCAAGTCATATGAATAGTGAATTTGGCAGATTACAGAAAGCTATTTTAGATGAACTTGATTTTTTATATTTAAATGAAGTTGTTTCTAAAGAAAAATGGAATAAAATCAGAAATGTAATTTTAACTAACACTAATAGTGTTCAACGAAACATGGTTTTATTGGTTGTTGAACTTCAAAACAGAATTAAAGAGTTGGAAAATGGAAGGGAAATGGCGTAAAAAGTTAGATAGGCTTGAACGTGCCTTTGAGTCTGGTGGTGTTGTTGAAAAGATAGTTTTAGACGAGACACAAAAGGCTAAGAGACTTATTTTATCTACATATGATAGAACTTCTAAACACGTAAAGAAACGTGCTGCTAAAGTTGCTGATACTGGACCAAGAGGTACATTGAGACAAGCTATTGCTTCACAGCCAATTACAATACAACGTATTGGTGATGATTTCAAAGTAAAATTACTTAATATAGATTATTTACCTTTTTATTGGAAAGTTCAGGAATATGGATTTGGACCTTCTGGAAAGATAAAGATTCCTGCATGGTCACAGCAATTTAAGATACGTGGGATTAGAAAAAATCCAAGTAAACGTGGTGATTTTTTTATTTTAAGAAGTCCGTTTAGAGGGGAACATGTTGATGAAAGGTTTGCTATTACATTAACTGGTATTACGCATACTCAAGGTGCTGAAGCTCGTTATTTTCTCAGGGCAGGTAGTCAATATCTTACTCAATATGCACTGAGAGCTATTAAGAAAAGAATAGGTGCATATGTTAATAAAATTTCAAAGTAATTCGTATCTATTATAGGAATATTGTATGAATATAAATGCTAATACTATAATTAACAGGAATTTATATTGGAAGATACGAGAAATCATTAATGATCAATTTTCTAATTGGACGGTAGGAACTCATTATGGGATTTTAGGTTCGTATCCAGAAAATGCTGAGGATGTTATGGTATATCCTACTTTTGTTATAGATACATCTGGATTTGATGGTATGCCATATGAGTTAGGTGCAAAAGATAGAGTTAGAATTAGGACAGAGTTTGTGGTAATGTCAGATAATTTAGCGCAAAGAGATATGTTAAATATGTTTTTATGGGATCAGTTTCATGGAAAAAGATTTACATTATATGATATGTCAACTACAGAACCTTCAGTGGCAGGTGATTATAGCGGATTAAGCACATTAGGTAAATTTTATTCACATAATGTAAATGTTATAAATATTCCTGTACCTATAAAAATTGATGATAAAAGATTAAGATATGAAAGTACTTTATTTTTGGATATAGAATGTCCAAATTTTAATTAGGAGGCAAAATGGCGAAACAAGAAACCGTGCGGTATGACAAATATGGTTTGTTTGCCAATGGAATACAGTTAGAACGAGTAACTGATGTATCTATTTCTGCTGATTTTAGTCAGGAAAATACTTATCAGTTATCAGATAGTTCTATTGTGCAAAAGATAACTCAGACTCCAGAAGTTTCTATAACTGTTGATACTAACTTTATTGGTTCTGTAGACAATATGAGGATATTGGCTAATAAAGCTATTGATGTTAATAGTTTGAGCACAGCGGATATTAGAAGTGGAAGCGATATACGTTATTGTGAAACTGGTAATGGTGATGAAACTTATTTGAGATATGATAGAATTAAGAATAGTTCTGTTAATGGTGCTAATAACACTACTGATGTTGATCATCTCGATATTCTTAATGCTTATGTAGATTTAACTATGCCTATTGGTGAAGGTACTACCTCTATTGGTAGGACACTTCATATTCATCGTGCAGCTTTAACTGGATATTCACATAGTTTAGATGTGAATGGGTATGCTACTGAGTCCTATACTTTAAGTGCATCTAATAGATATTGGTTTGCATCTGCTTGGAGGGGCGTAAGACCTTACTTACTTTCTGATAGCGAAATTGTAGCAACAGCAGCAGCGGCATCTGGAGCTAATACACAGCAATTTGTTGTACACTCTGTAGCTGCATTTAGTCATAGTGCTGATTGTGTTGGTATATTTGTTGGTGTTGAAGAGGCTTGGGCAGATGATTCTGACTTTACTTTTTATGCTAATGCTTCTTCAGATGGTGAAACAATGGCTCGTTACCAAATAGCTAACGATGATGTTGCCAGTGACACTTGGGCTAATCCATTTGTTAGTTCGCCTACCGATGCAAGCAGAAGTCAATGTATATTGATGCTTAGACCATTTACATCTACTGTATCTCAGACATATGCAGGTTCTACTGCTGCTAATCCGGGATTTGAGATTAATTCAACATCAGGTTCTATTGGTGCTCTTTCAAGGTATCAGGCAGAGATTTATGTATATAATACTCAGAAAGACCCTGCTGATGGTGCTGTGGGTGGTGCTACTTCTGAAGGTCGTTTACTCAGAGTACAATCATTTAATGTAGATGTTTCTCCTGAATCTGAATCCAAGTATCAGATTGGTGATAAAGAAGCGTTCTCTGTGTTCAGACAAACACCTGTTAATGTTACGGGTACATTTAGTTTACTCGCATCTGATTTAGAAGCACAAGGTATTCTTTCTGGTACTGAAATGGGTGCTGACACTTATTATTCTACCGAGAAAATTACGGCAAGTGACCTTAATTCTTATAATAACTTTGAAGTTTGGTATTATAAGGAAGAGGCTAAGACGACTAAGTTATGTACATTGCGTGTGACAGGATTCACTGTTTCAAATGAAACTATTAATGTTTCAGTTGGTGGAGAAGGTGCAGAGGAATTCAGTTTTGAAGCAGATAATTTCTATCTGATTCCAACTGGTGAAAATCCAAATATCTAATATATGGGGAGTTATCTCCCCTACGAGAGATAATAAGAAAGGAATGTTATGTCAGACATTAAAAGACCATCGGATATATTGGTTACACCACATGAAGTATCTGATACTATGCTTAAAGAAGCGGAACTTAATCTTAAAAGGGGATATGTAGACTATGATATGGAAAACTATATGTTTTCTGAAGATGATGTTCGTGAAAAAATTAAGATACGTATTATTCATCCTGATCAAGAAACAGATTTGTTTATTACAGAGTCATATGCAGAGAAATTTAATCAACTTCTCATGACCGAAATAAAGACATGGGATGAACTTAAAGAGACTTTAATGAAGCGTGGCGTATGGACTGATCAAGACGAAGAAACTTTCAATAAGGGTGACGAGATGGTTAGGGATGCTGCATATCAGGCAGCTAAAAAGATTTACGATAGTAAGTTGGATAAGAAGAAACTTACAAAAGAAGAGAAGAAGATTGTAGATAAGGCGCGTAAAATTTATGATGATGTTGTTGCTAAAGTAGATAAAGTTGCAATGAAGCGTTATAAATATTATGTACATACAGTTGAAGGTCTTGCCACCCAACACGCACACAATATGAAGTTTATTTATTGTGTTTTATATGAAAAAGACGGTGAGTATATAAGACTTTGGGATAGTTTAGAGGCGTTTAAAAAAGAAAAATCTTATAATAAAGGATTTATATCTGACTTATTTGCAAAGGCCATTAATTTTTGGTCTGGTTTAAGTCAGGAGATACTTCAGTATCTCCCCAACTATGATATAGTTGGGGAGGAAGCTAAGAATGTTAGCACATAGCCCTAAGTGGCAATATATATATGACATCTCTTGTGATGTTGGTAAATGGCCTTTAGAATTTGATAATCATGATAGGCTTGCTTTTAGTAAGTGGTGTCAATTTTATAAGCGTATATTTGAAAATTATGATGAAGATGCAAGACCCAATGAACGCATGATGTGGTATGATGTATTAGTTGATGCTCGTCTAAAAGAACTTAGGGACAATAGAAAAAAGGCTCAATCCGGTAAGGAAAAACCCGGACTTAATGTTACAACCATAGGTAAGAGCTTTAAACCTTCTGGAAGGAATAGAATACGTGCCTGATGAATTTGATTTGCCGTTGAGTGTAGTTTTTCAGCTTGCTCAGTTCAAAAAACAGCTTAAATTTATATATGAAGAATTAGCAAAACTTGGTAAGCATGAAGCTAAGGTATCTCCTGTATTAACTGGGCAATATGCTAATAGGTCATTTGCTACTATGGGTAGGAGAACTTCTGGTTCATCTGATGCCGCTAAAGAAGTTGAAATACATGAGCGTGATTTAGCTTTATTAGTTGAGAGGGCTAAAAAGAAAAAGGAAGCTAAAGAAGCCGATAAAGCTGCTTTAAAAATAGAAGAAAGATATTTTGAGCAATTAGCAAAAACAGCTTCAGCAGAAGATGCAAGAGCACAAAGAGAGCGTGAAAGACAAGAAAAAGCTCTACAAAAAGAAAGGGAACGTAATGAATTAATTGCAAGACGAGCATCTTTATCTGGCGATGTTAATTATAAGTCTAATGCTGAGATTAGATATTTAAAACAACAGGCAGAAATTGAGAGAAGAAGATCAAAGTATCAGCGTAAATACGGTGATTTGCAAACTGAATTTGGCACTACAGATGTTAGTAAAATAGATAAAGAAATTGAAAGACGTAAAAAATTAGATCAAATTCAAAAAGATAATATAGCATCTCAAAAAAGGTTGGCTGTAGAACAGGTTAAAGGTGTTCAAAGTCAACAAAAATTAAACAAGGCTCTTGATACTGCTATTGGTAAACTTATTCGTTATCGTGTGGCTTTTGCTGCTATGTATAAAGTTTATGAAGGGTTTACACAATCAATTAAAACTTTTATAGATGTTAATTATCAACTTGCTCAGATTGAAAAAACTATACGTCCTACTAAAAATGCGTTGGATGATATTAAAAACACTGCTTTTGATTTATCTAAACAATATTCTATTGCAATTGGAGATATTTTAGATGCATTTAGGATATGGGGTCAAACGGGATTAAGACAAAAAGAATTGATTGATGCTGTTAATGCATCATTGATTGCTTCTAATGCACTTGGCATTGACGCAAAAACAATTACAGAAGATTTAACTGCTGCTATTTATTCATATGATGTTGCAGCAGAAGATTTGGTTTCTGTTATTGACAAATGGATGGCTGTACAAAGAGAGTATCCTGTTACTGCTGAAGACCTTGCTAATGGTATGAAAAAAGTTGGTATTGCTGCTAAGAATCTTGGTATTGATATGGATGAACTTAATGGGTATCTTGCTTCTATTGTGGCTGTTACAAGAAAGTCAGGTGCAGAGGTTGGGAACTCGTTAAAAACTATATTTGCGCGTTTACCGCGTGATTTAACAATTGAGGCATTTGAGAGTGTTGGTGTATTTACAAAGAAAAGTGAAAATGAATTTAGGGATTTTTCTGTAGTTTTAGGTGAATTGGCTGCAAAATGGAAAGATTTGACCGATGTAGAACAACGTAATATAGCACAGCAAGCAGCAGGTGTTAGAAGATATGTTGATTTTTTGGCATTAATGGAGAATTACTCTGTTGCTTTGAGTGCAGCAGCTACTTCTCAAGATTCATTCGGTGAAGCATTGCAAGCAAGTGCGACTGAAGTTTCAACTGTACGAAAACAAATACAGCAATTAAAAAATATATATTCTGAAATTGGTGAGGCTTTTGGTGGTGAACTATTTCCTATTATTAATAGCTTCATTGGAGCATTAAAATTACTTGCTAAAGCTCTGAGTAATTCATCTATTATTAAGGGTATTGCTGCATTTTCTCTGTTTGCAGGTGTTATTGCTACGGCTAAAGCCAGTATTTTAGCTTTTCAATTTGTTTGGGATCGTTTAAGAACTGGATTATTGTTTTCTATACCTTCTATTGAAACTGCTACTTTAGCATTTGGTACTATGGGAATGAAAATGAAAGAAGCTGCTATAGCTGCTAATGTTTTGCGTAGTTCTCTTATTCGTATGCGTACTGCAAATATTATTATATTTGCTCTTAGTGCAATGGTATCATTATGGTATGTTTTTAGGGATGCAACTGACAGTGCGACTGAATCATTTGAAAAATTTAATAGATCATTAGGTGATGCCACTACTGATATAGTTGGATTGAAGAAATCTATTTCTGCTCAGTCTAAACAGTTAGAAGCTATAAGAATGATTGCCGAAGAACGTAAGAAGTTGTTGGAGATATTAGGCAGTTCAGAGAAAGGTACTGAAAAATATAATCGTGCATTAAAAGCATTAACAGATAGAGAAACAGCACTTGCAAATAAGTCTGAAGACGTTTCTAATGTTTTAGCTGTGTATGGTAAAAATGCTTCATTAGCAGCAGAATCTTCTGATGAAGTTACTGATGCTATTCAAAGACTTATAGATAAACAAAAGGATTTGATAGAACAAACCAACAAAGAATTTGAACGTGCAAAAAAACTATTTTTGTTAGATCGTGACCCTGAAGAATATGAAAAGGAATTAAGGGCACAGCAGGATGCTTTAGATGAAGCATTAGATGCTTATTCTAATTATGTTGGTACTGCAAGTAAAATATTGGGTGGGACAGATTTTAAGGAATTATTTACAGGTGTTTTTACCGATGTTTTTAAGGGCGATGACGCAAAACGATTCATATTTAGTGATGTTGGTAAATTTGTTGATCAAGTTACAAATAAATTTAAAGATAGTTTAACTACTAAAAAAATAGAGTTAAGTGAATTCATTAATAGTGAGAGTTTTGACAAGTTAACTCCTGAACAACAGGTGTCTATAAAGCAATATTATGAAGATTTAAATAAATTAATTTCTGAATTATCTGTAGATATTGCAAAAAGGATGCATAAGGTATTTCCTTCTGGTGGTATATTGGGTGGTGTTTTTACTACAGATGATCTTGATAAAATTAAAAAAGAATTAGACTCTGTTGGAGAAGAACTTAATGTTTTATATAATCGTGCACAGTTTGGTGGACCTATATATGATGAAGCTACTAAAGGTCAAGCAGGATTAAGGATTTATGGTAATGAAATTAATGAGTTACTCAAGAAGTTATTATATTTAAAATCTGCTACTGAAGATGCTGATGATGCTGATGATAAATTTGGATTAACAAATAAAAAATTACTTGATAATATTCAAGATTTAAAGAGGGAATTGACTTTACTGGAAAAGAAAGCAGGTCTTGATTTTTCTGATGAACTTGAATCTTTACGCCAGTTAGATGAAGCATTGCAAAAACCGTTTGATTCTGGTGCTGTAACAGCAGATCATTATAAATCTATATTAAATGATTTAAAAACTATAGGTGAGCGTATTAGAGACAGTGAGCTTTCTGATGCAGAAAAACTTATAGAAAAGCAAAAAGAACTTAAAGATATTACCATTTCTGAAGGTGTTTATAGTAAATCAAACGAAGAAGTGACTGGTCTTATCAAGGAGATTGATGATTTAAAGAAATCTACAAAAGCATGGGGTGAAACTTATGTTGATTATCTTTATCGTTCTGGTGCTTTACAACAATATCTTATTGGACAAATTAGGGAGAATACCACTGGTTCTAAAGATTTAGAACAGGCAATACGTAATATTAATAAAGTATATGACAGTCAGCTTAATATTATACAGTCTGTTTCTGGTGTTTATGATGATATATATAGCAGTAAATCAGTTGGTATCAATTTGCAAATTAAGGCATTGCAAAGTTTGCGCGATGAATATATTAAGTTAAAGGATGACGCATTAAAATCTCAGGATACTAAATTAGGTTATGAATATCGTGATATGATTATTGAAATAGATAAGTCTATTGCGAAATTAGGAAATAGTTTAGATACTATAGCCATTGAGAAAAAATTTGAACCTTTAAAAAGATTTGCACAAGAATTTAGAACTGCTGCAAGTGCAGGACTTGGAGATATACAGAGTAGATGGATTGATGCTGCTGAAAAACGTAATGATCTTGAAGAACAACTTGTTTTAGCTCGCAAAGATTTAAATGAGGCTACTGTTGAAGGCAATCAAGAGATGATGCTTGAAGCCAAAAAAGAAATTAGGGCATTAGAAGATGAACTGAATAAAGTTAATAGTATTGTCCGTACCATAGGTGAATCTTTGAGAGATGCATTTTTACAACTTGCTGACGCTACATTTAGAAATGTTATGGATGATCTTGCAGCACAACTTACAGATATATTGGTAGCTACATCTAAAGTTGGTGATGTAACTCAATATGCTATGCCTGATTTATTTAAAAATGCAAGTAATCAAATGTATAGTTCTATAAAAGATGCAGGTGGATTTGCAAGTGTTGAGATGAAGAACGCATTAGTAGCAGCAGGTAGTATAGTAGCAGGGCAAATAGCAGGTAGTTTGGTTTCTGATAGTGTAGGTGGTAGACAAGGTGCTGCTATAGGTTCTACATTTGGTGCAGCCGCAGGTACAGCAGGAATATTAGGTGCTACAGGATGGGCAGCAGGACCAATAGGAGGACTTTTGGGTGGATTAGCAGGTGCAGCTTTAGGGTCATTGTTTGGAAAAGATGAAGAGAAACCTGATGATTATGTTCCTGTATTGGAGAAAAATACAGATGCAGTGAAAGCTAATACTAAGGCACTTGAGGAATTAAGTGAACTTGTAGTAAATGCGCCTACTAATTATCGTGTTCCTGCTTTTGGGGGTGGATATGGTGGAAGTGTTAACCTCAATTTTAATGGTGCTTCAAGTTCAGAGGTACGTAGTGCACTTTCCATATTAGAGGAATATGGAATTGATATAAGGTCAACAAGAACAAGAGCAAGGGTTGTAATTTAATGGCAAAGATCAGATATTCAGCTACATCGGCAGGTACAGACCCACATGACTTTGCAGTTAATCCTTTTGATTGGGAAATACCTGAAGGTTATGGGTATAGTGCTGTAAAAGTTCTTCATGGCGGCAATGCTTGGCAAGGGCTTTATTTTGATTCTCGTCCACGTAGTTTAGTGTGGTCAGGATTATATGCTACTGCCACTTATGACCAAAGTGGGTTTACGACTTTTTTCTCAACAATGCAATCATGGGTTGGAACTGCGATGTTTTTTCAGTTTCAGAGTATGGATGATATGAATTATAATTGGCCTACTGATGATTCTTGGAAAAGAGTGAGGGTGGTAGATTTAAAAGTTAGGTATAGATCAGCTTTACAGGGTGGAATTCCCCAATATGATAGAGTTGAATTAATAATTCAGCCAGAACAGTCGTAATATATATTGAAAGGAAATATCAAGGAGCGGTTTATGAAAAACGAACAAGTCACAGGTGAATTAAAGGTTCACACTTTCCGTAATTATCTTCTTAAAACTATCCAAGATGCAAAAGATAAATTTGCTGCACAGTTATTTGAGCAATATTATATGGGTAGTGATCCAGATGAATTGTCTTTGGTTGTTTATCTTGCTAAGAAATTTGAAAAGGGTGAAATTAAAGTTGATTATCCTATTCAAGTTACTGTAGTGCCACAGGGAGATAAAGACAATCCAGATGGTTTTATATTTAAGTTCACAGATATACACGGGAATGAGTTTGATTTAGATGGTTAAATTCAAACTAAAAGAAAAAAATGGTGAACTATGTCCATATATGGTAGTTAATGATCGTGATATATGGATGGAACGTGTTACGGACTATTATCTATATCAAAAAACAGATTGTCAACCAGAATTAACAATAACATTGTCACCAATGATGAAGAACAATCATGTTGAGTTTAATGTTGATGAAAAAATGGTTGATAAATGTTGTATGATTATTGACGGCAAACCTTATGATCTTGTGAATATGTCTTATATTAGATTCATGGATTTAATATTGGCAGTTAAAAAGATGTGGCACAGTTTAACAAAAGAACAACAAGACAAATTTTTACGTGATTCAGTAGAGAAAGGTTATTACAGTAAAATGAGAACTTATTTAGAAGCATAGGAGTTATAATGAATAAAATAGGTGTAAAGGTTAACGGAAATCTTGGATTTAATCTAACAAATGCATCAAGTAATATTTTAGCATCTTGTACTACTCCGACTTATGCATCTACCTATAGTTTTGATGATCCTATAGATATGAATTTTAGTTCTATAACATTGAATGATTCTTCTTATCCTCTAAGTAAATTTTCAATTTTTTCTGGTGGAGAATATTATTTAGAAGAATCGGATGATCAGGGTGTTAATTGGTTTAATGATTCTTCTTATCCTATAAGTAAATTTTCAATTTTTTCTGGTGAAGAATATTATTTAGAAGAATCGGGTGATCATAGTGTTAATTGGTTTAATGAATAAAATCACCAGATAAAGAAATTGTAACACAAAGGTATTATACATTTTTTGAATTCTCATGATTGAAAGATTAGATTCACATGATCGTCACGACTTTTCTACCTGTCATGGTTATAGACCATATGAAGGTAAATTAAGTTATCCTGCTACAGTTATAAAAACTGCTGATACTGTAAATACAGTTTTATCAGAAGGTCTTGATGTATCTTGGTACTATGGTAGAGAAGGTGTTACCAATAAAGAAGACACTGCATATTCTGGTACTATACCCGGTGGGCTTATTAAGTTTTATAATGCAAGAGGAACTCCACAACAAATAAGAGATGACCGTTATAGTGGTGGATGGAGCATGTTATGTACCGGATATTTTTATGCGGAATATGATGGACAATATGAGTTTTATTTTGGTGGTGATGGTCATGTGACTCTATCTATTGACGATAATTCAGGCACACAGTCCTATAGCGGATATATGCAGTTGGGTGCTACATCACATATAGGTGGTGTGTGTACAGGAGATTATGCAGCAGGAAATTGGTATCCTATTAGTTTGAGGTATAAGTGGTCTGGAGAAATCGGGAATGAAAGTGGTGTATGTTGTTTATACCGTATGACCGATGATTCAACAACTATGCCGCATAAACTTCCTATATCAGCAGGTGTAACTGCTCCTTCTGATTGGTCTACTGTAAATGCTACAATGCCGATCTCTTTATCTACCGTTGATAATATTATAAGCGTATCTTTAGATGTGCGTACAAATGGTGCTGATGTTTTAAAATTTACAGTACCCTTTATATCATCTGCAAGTGATTACACTTGGGAAGGTTATTATAAGCAAGGGGAAAACCATTATGTAAATACAGAAGATACTGATGTTGCGTTGAAGAAATTTAGAATGGTAACTTTCTCAGAGGGTTATTATACTACTTCTGACCCAAAAGTTGCACAGACAGTTCAGAAATTTAGTGGTCATATACGTGATTTTAAAATTACGTACAAAGAAAATGGAGATGATCAGCTTGAAGTAATATGCTATTCTAATGCTATATTTTTAATGGATACCTTTAATATAGATGCACCTAATGTTATGGATTATATAGCATCTGATTATATGGATGAAATACCCGGACATGTTAATGGACTAACAAAACCTGCTGCTTATGATGGATGGGAACTTTATAAAGTATTCAATAATCTTATCATTAATTCCTATATTGATCCTACTCTTCTTTATAAAAAAGAGACACGGAATGATTATAATGATCAGTCTACTACGGGTGGTTGGTATAACAATTTAATAGGTAACACTAATGAATTATATTTACCTAATGAAACATTATATGGTAATCCTAATGCATTAGAAGGTTCTATAATTGATGATGAATATAATTATCAGATAGATACAGGTGAATACCTATATGATGCTATCAATAACATTATAGAACCATATGGATTTTTATGGGGCATAAATCGTTATGGGTATCCTTATATCAGTTTTATAGATGTACCTAATCAGATTGTTCATTGCACTACATATGCTTCAGATGAACTACAATTTGACAGTCGTACAGGTTTTACAATAGAGACAGATTTTAATTGTGTTAAAGCTCATTATATGACAACCAATGATTTACAAAGCGTAACAAAAGATGATGTTAAATTTGCGCGTATGGATTTAATAATACGTCCCAATCCAAGAGCAGGTGCAGATGAAAGCAGTTTAAGTGCAGCTATACAAATAAGTACACCCACAGGATCATTAGATACGGTTTATAAAAGTTTTTATTACAATACTGCTTGGTCTTATTATAAAGGTGTTGATCCTGAAACTGGTTCTAATCCATGTCAAATAACTGTTGCATCTAATTTGCCATACAGTGAATATGATTTTCTTGTGCAGGTAAATGGTGTGGCATATAATGATCTATGTATTGATAGTTTATTTTTATATGATCACGATATCAGTGTGCCATCTTTTTATTTTAGAACATCCGATAATCTTGGGCCGGGACATGTTATAGCATTGAATATTGAAGACACAGGCAAAGACCTTCGTAATGACTGTATAGTATTAGGCCGTAGGACAGGAACAAAAACTGGTGCAAATGCGTCAAATGAAAGAGCGGTTATCAATCCCAATAATCCCACTTACACATTTAGACAGTCGCGTTCTACTGATCTTAATAGTATACATTCTGCTGAAGCTATAAATTATGTCGGAAGACCTTTGCAGACTATTATTGTTGATCCGTCTATTTCAAGTGAAGATCATGCTGACTATGTGAGTTATAATTTTATATTGAATCATCGTGATGCTTCTAAAGAAGTTGAATTTGAAACATTGGGTAATCCTTTTATTGAGCCTTATGACTGTATTAGTGTTGATGAAGAGTTTAAGGACGGTATAACTTCATCTAAAAAACTGTGGGTTACTGAAGTTAAAAGTAGACATAGTAATGGTACTTATGTTACTCAGTTTAAAGCAACCGATTTACAGCCTGATCCTTCTTATTTTGTTAAGACTGAACCTGATTTAGAATTATTTGATAATAATCCGTTCCAGAATATACGTATTGTTAATGGTGGCACTGTAGGATTTACAACTCAGTACATAAGTACAACAGATACAACAATTTATGTAGATACATCGTTAGCAAATGTACCGCAAAAGGGGTATCTCGTTATGGGGTATTCAAGCGGTAGTGCCATTGAGTTATATGGTCAGCTTAATATTACTATTCAAACTGAAACTATTAGGTATAGTTCTGTTAGTAGTTCAGGTGGAACATGGTATTATGATGGGTGCATAAGAGGTTCGCAGAGATCAGATGCAAAAAGTTGGTCCACGTCAAGTTTTGTGAATGGTTCCTATGATCCTTATACTGGTGATAGTATGGGGATAGTGCCACGTATAACATTTGATTTAGTTAAAAGCGGATATTTACAGTTACAGGTGTTTGGTGTTGATGATACATTAGATGGTAGTCGCATAAAGGGAACACCTATTCAGCTTACTACTTTAACTAAACGTGATGGTGATGATTGGCCTTATAATGGTTATGAATATGTTCAATGGGGTAAAGATCGTTATTTTACATGGAATGGTAATGACGATATAAGCTCATGGAATAATTTTATAGACACTTATAACAAGGCTTATTATTCAGACTTACACACTGATGAAATATGGTATGCCAATAGACGTAGGCGATTAAATAATGCGAATATTATTTCTAGTGCATCTATGAATTTAAATGATAATTTTGGTGAAATACAGGGTGGAATATTTACTATAGAGAATGAGAAGCGTGGATATGTAAAATTTTATCCTTATTTCTCATTAGAGATAGGTGATAATCAATATAGTACTCCGCTTTTTGGAACTGATTCTGAAGCTGATATGCCATATGGTTATTTAAGGCGTGGAATTGTAAGTACTGTAGATTTTCAGATTGATTATTCGTCTGTTTATTACTCTGATTTTGATCAGGATTATGAAGATACTTATGGTTTAGCTGAAAGTACTGTGGTTTCTACTATAGTTGATAATAGCGGAGCTACAATTAAACCATTTAAAATAACTACAGATGGTAAACTTTATACACCTGTTTATATACGTACAGACCTATCAGGTAAAGGAAATGCTGTACATTATACATTTAAAGATATTACATCTTCTTCACAGTCAGGTTTAGGTGATGAAGAGTTTGCTAATAGATATTATGCCATAAAATTAGATGCTAATATTATTAGACACAATTATGCATTTGGAGATGATTTATGGAGTACCAAGCAATATTTTGGTGGTTCACAAGTTGATATTAATAGTAAGACTTTAGTTGATGATGAAGAGTACTTTAGATTACTGTATGATATAGATAAGGATATAGGAATAGCAGGTAGCTTTAATCCTAAAAAACATTTAGATACATTTGCCTTTATAAATAACGAGCTTTGGAATAGTGATACATACACAGATGATGGTGGGTGCTATTGGAATGTTATCTATTTCTCTGGATATGTACGTGACAAATCTGGTCGCATATGTTTGCAAGAAGATTTTGTTTCTACCACTTATGCAAATTCCAATAATGAGGATGATCCATATAGCGGTATTATTCTAAGTAGTTCTGAATTTATGACTAATGATGGATTATATGAAAATGTAGATACACAGTTTCTAAATCTTGAAGGCCAATTTAGGGGTAATTTTATAGGTTGGGTAGACCTTTCTTTGACAAGAGGGTATTATCCTGCTTTGACTGCTGAGGCAGTAGTTGGAAACCAATACCCTACGAACAATGATGTTTGGGATGGTAAATACTTAATATTTTATCGTAAGGTAGCAGGTATTTCTGCCCCATTCTTTAGCTCAAAACATAGAGTAACAATGTTATATATACCAAAAGTATGAAAAAATTAGTAGAAGAACATATATTAAAACAGACAAGAGATAAGCTCGGTAGAGTTGAAATTGAAAAAACTAAGTCTGTTAAATATCGCGGTGCAACACAAGATGCTGTTGATTTACAAAATATTATATGGCGTAAACAATATTACACTTTTGATCGTGGTAGTAGTTTTGCTATAAGTAGAATTAACTATAATAGCTATGTGCGTAAACGTGGAATTGCTGATCTTGTTTCTAATGATAGTGGTGGTTGCTATGATAGTAATTTACCTGCATATCTTAATGCTTCTTATAGTGTTAGTGTAAAATCAGATAAAACAAGAAGTGTTACACTTCCAGTGATAGTTGATGACTATATTAATTTATCGTTTTATACGGTTGTTAACGGTATAGTTAAAACTATTATTGCCCCCAATGAACTTTACTATATCAATAAAACTGTTACATTTACATTATTGGAAAATCAATGGACAGACCTCTATTTTTATGTTTACACAACTGAGAATAACAGTTTTGTTAATTTTCTTAATGGCATAATGTCATATATAACGTCTTGGAAGCCAGTTGGTGATATTGATTTATCTGCACCTGAATGGTGGACTACTCCTATAACTACAGAAAGTGATGCTAAAACTGGTGTTACTAAAAATACATTACAGTGGCATATACCTTCTGTTGATGATTGGGCGGGACATAAGATTTACCGTAAGACAACTAAGACGACAAAAACATCTAAGGGTGCTGTTGATATTACAAACAAGATACTGACAGATAGTTATACCTCAGATTACGGTTCAGGTGAAGAATTCAATGTTGGCGAAAATACTTACCAAGTTAAAGATTATAATGTTGTTCTTGGCAACTATCTTTATAATGGTGGATTTAGCGAAGGTATAGATGTAGGGTGGAGTAATAATGTCACAGATGGCACAATTGATCTTTATTATGGTGATTATTTATCTAATGGGGTATGCGCCAAGATTGACAATAGTTCTACTGTCGGTTGTGAAAGTTCATTACTAAGTTCGCCTTATATACGTGTTTATAGCAATCTTGATTATAGTATAAGTTTTGAACACAAGAAAAATAAGATTGCTTCAAGTTTTGCTGTTATGATATGGTACAGTTCTAATGATGGTAGTTTATGTTCAACATCTTCTGCGTCACAAGCAATTACATCTACTGCTGACAATTGGAACAGATTAAGTTATAATATAGGAAGTGATGATGATGATTTTATTATACCGTCTGATTGTAAGTATACTAAGTTTAAATTCTATGGTATTCGTGATGGTGGACATGATAATACAGTTTACCTTGATAATGTTAAGATAAGTAAACGTGGAGCATATGTATATTCTGAAGCCACCACTGATGCATATGCTATAGAAACAACGAAAAAACAAGTACCATCTAAGGACAACAATAGAGTTTCGTTTTATTTACCTTTTGTATCTTCTACACAGGCGCATAAAGGCTCGTATGATAATTCTACTGGATTTTATACATTCAGAACACATAAGTCTTTTAATGTAATGTCTGGTGGCATTTCTTTAACTAATAAACATACTAATCTTGCGGTTGCAGGTGATTTATCTACAACAAATGGATGGTCAACATCTGGATGTATGTTAGATATTAATAGTAATACTTATTATGATGCATTATTTAATGGGTATTGTGGAAGAATACACAGTGCTATATCTACAAGTGCAAGTTATATTAGTCAAAATGTTACTGTATATGATGCAGAATCTTATATGTTGTCTGTTTATGCAAGAGGTAGTGGTAATATATGGCTTTGTGCTTCAGGTGATTCTGTAGCAACAACAAGTTCTACACTTAATAACAGTTGGACAAGATATAAACTTCAACATACTACTGATGGAACCGATTATACATTTAAGATAGGTGTATCTTCTACTAACTCCAATAATTTATTCGTGGACGGTATTGTCTATGAACATAACAGTATGTCATTTCCATCTATTTTTGATCCCGATACTATAGATGGAGCCACTGAATCTTCTGCACAGATATTAATTTGTAGTTCTGTGCCTCATGCTACAGACAGAGGAAGTTTTGGATTTTATTGGATACCTTCATTTGATTATACATCTGCATCTGGTACTATGCAACTTCTTACTTTCTTTGAAGGTTCTGATAGTTTTACAGCCACAGAAAAAGTAATTGTAGGCTATAACCCTACTACATATAATTTTTATATTCATTCACATTCAGCAGGTGCAGATAGTATTGTAAGTGCTTCAGCCAATTTTAAAGAAAATGAACGTGTATTTATAGGTGTGTCTTGGGCAGATTCAAGTGCGACACTATATGTTAATAGTGCTTCTTATAATGGTACTTATTATCATGCTACCGTTTCTAATTTAGAGATAGGTGGATTGCATTATGCAGGAACAAATTATTACAATACGTATGGTTTATTTACAGATTTATTTGTTTCAACTTCTCTAATAACATTAGGTCTTTCTGAAAAATATGCTGTTGCTGAAATACCTGCACCTAATAGTACATCAACAATAGAGTTTACTAAATGGGAACATATAGCAACAAGAGAGAACCAGAATGACACTCAAGAGCCTTTAACCTATGATGATAAGGCGGTAAATCCGGGGCAATATTATATTTATGGATTAAGGGTATTTGATAATTTTGGGAACGAATCTAATATGTCTGCTACGGCAGGTATATTGACAGGTGACTCTATCCCACCTGACCCTATTACTGACACAGCTTCATTGGCAAGATATGATGGTACGTTGTTTAAATGGAAAAATCCTAGTGATACAGATTTTTTGGGTTGTAATATTTATGCTAATACTGCACTTACTACAAAAATTGATGATGTAACAGGACTATATGGTTCTGCTAATAGTTATTTTTATGCAACCACTACTTCTACTAAGATTTGGATAACAACTTATGATCGCCTATATAACGAAAACACTGCTGCTGTTTATATTTACGGAGATGTTCAGACATTAGAATCTGTTACGGTAGAGTATTCTTCACCTAATCCTGTCGATAAGCGTCAAGGTAAGCTATATCGTGGTGGCCTTGCTTCTGAAGACGGTGGTTCTACTTATATTTATGATACTGCTGATTATAGTTTTTATATAGATTTTTCTACAGAAGTAGAGTCAATGACATTCCAATTTTATGATGCTAATGATGATGCAATCCCTTATTCAAGTAGGTCCACATCTGAGATAGGTGCAATAGGTAATACATATCGTTGGAAGTGTGAGGGTGATTATTCTGATATTAATTATAGCCCTACTATTATAAGTGGAACTGGATATATTAGAGTAACTTATTATATATCTGGTAATTTTACATATAAAGATATACCTGTTGAATGGGATGTAGGTGTTCCTAATATAACTGGAGATTTTAGTTTTGTTGACGAATCTGGTAGTGCTATAACAGATGGTAGAAGTACATTAGTTAGAGTTAAAATCCCATTTAGTGACCCTGTTGATGATGAAACATCTTTGCGATCTACATGGATAAGTTTTACTGGCGATTTTTCAAGTCCTTCAGCTATACAAAAATATGATTTAACTGAAGTTGATGCAACTACTATTGTTCCTGTTGTTATACCGAATGTTATAGATACCTATACTTTTGCGGTACGTGTTTATGATTTAGCAGGAAACTACAACCAATTTGAAAACACACAGGACTATGAATTTAAAGGTTCTGAAATAAGTTTGAGTGTGGACTGTAAGTTAGATAAGGAATTAAATGAAAATGGATGGTTAAACGCAGAAGATTTAGATGTTTCATTAATGTATTATCGTGCTACTGCAAGTGTTAGTGAGGGTGATTCTATAGTTGGATATACTTTCCAATTGCAACAACACAGTTTGGCGGGTGTAATTACTACGTCTACTGTATATAGTAGTCCATCTTGGGACGGTTCTGAAGCTGATTTAGATACAGAGCTTTATGGATTTTTTGATAATTATGCAGGTAAACCTAATAGATTAATTTTTACAGCATTTTCTGAGTCTGGGCAAACTCAAACAGATATACGTAGTTTTAATTATGACCCAACTACACCTATTATAACAGGAAATGATATACTAAACAGTGCCAAATCTGTCACTAAAGCAAGAGGCGCATTAATTAAAATAAATAAGGATAAAATTAGCGATTCATTTTCTGGATATTGGAAAACAGAAATCTTACGTTCAGATGATGGTGGCTCTAATTTTTCAGTTGTTGGGACTCTATATGAAGATGCTGATGCTTTTTATGATTATGATGAAGCACTTGAAGGTTATAGGTTATATCGTTATAAAGCTCGCGCATATGATATTGCAGGTAATACATCTTGTCCTGCAAATGACTATGTAGATTTATTAATGACACCTGATTGGGAGTTTACTTATCGGAATAAAATTAACAATGGTTCTTTTGAAGTTTTTGTAGATAAAACTGCTACAAGTGCTTGGGAAAGTTGGACTCCATTTTCTGATAATTATAGTGGTGCTGATAGGCGTAAAATAACTGATGATCATGCTTGTTTTGGAAATTATAGTTTTTATAGCTATGGTGAAAATGATTCTATATATACTAATGGGATATTTTTACCGGAAACCACAATGCGTCCTGATAATTATATATTTAGTTACTATAAATATACAGGAGGCAAATCAACATTACAGTATTATCTTTATGACTATAAGGATAGTGCATTAGGTTTATATAATATAACTGACGGTAATCAAAATACTGAAGGCACTTATACTGGTTCTGATGGTGAAACTTGGACTCGTTATTATGCTGTTATTAATGCTGATGGATGGTCAGATTATGAAAAACAAGCAACCAAGATGTTAATACTGATTATGAATGACGGTTATCTTGATGGTGTTATGCTTGAGGAAGCTACAGCTTCACAAACTACTCCTACTACATTTAGAGACAATAAAGTAATGACTACCGACAGATTTGAGGCAGGTTATATTTATGGAAATATGATAAAAGCTGCCAATATTCATGGTGGACATATTCATGCTAATGGTCTTACTGTTTCAGATGAAGAAACAGGTGCGCCTTCTATAACTATAGGTCAGTATGATGAAGACAAAACATTTATACGTATGTTAAAAAATGGTTTTTATTATCATCCTTCAGCTTATAGTCTTGGTACAGGTGAAGGTTTTAATTTTGTCAAACATATAGAAACAGGTGCAACAGCTTTTGGGAGTAGTGCATATTTCCAAAAAGTTTTCACAGATTGGAATGGAAATAAGATAACACCCAATAATTATATTTGGACTCCTTATAGTTTCCAGACTTATACAAGTGCTGAAGGGATGTATCAACAAGTTCAATTTGTTGAAAACATAAATAGCACTGCTTTTTATTGTAATGCTTATCTTGTTGCAGGTGATTTTGCACAGGATATTGAAGGTTATTATTCTGGAGATTGGACATATAGTAGATATAATGTTCGCGCTTTATCGGGCGCATCATCATATACTTTATCTAATGTTTCTTCATCTAATACTATAACTGTGGTTTTGGAGCATAGTGTTAATTCTTTAGGTGGAGAAAAAAATGTATATGACAGGATAAATTATAAGGTTGTTAAGGGTGGTACTGTTTACACACCCTATATACAAACCCATTATTTTGATTCAACTGGTAAATTTTTTACAACTATAAGAATAGATAGTGAGTACTGTAAAGGTGCAGATACGGTAGGTTTCCAATTAGCGTATCCCAATCCTACAGGTGGGGATATAACACGTGTAAGCCTTATTAGTGTACAATATATATATGGAGATGTTACCGTATTGGCTTCAGCAGGTGATATGGGTTCATATAGATATTTTGTTACAGACGGTTATATGAGTGGTTAAAAGGGTAACATAATAATCTCCATCTGGGTTTTTCTTCTTCTATTGAAACAAGATAAATTTTATTCGACATCATTCATTTCCATAAGTTTATGTAGTTTATCAAGACTGTCATTATAATTATCAAGTGCTGATTGTAAGGTATGTTTATATGCAGAAACTTGATTTTTAAATTTGTTTATTAAACATAGTTTTGCTTCTTCAAACGTATGGAAAATATATCTAACATCAACACGATGGTTATAGTTCTTTTTACGTACAATCATTTCTACACCATCATCTGTTATATCTCTATTGTCTATTTCAGGTACAGTTTCTGTGTAAATTTTATCATAATATATGTAGTAAAATGTGTCGCCCATACTAAATTTAGATTGTAATAATTGTTCTGTAGTATGTATTGCAGCATGATTTTTTGTACTCATAATAATTTCCTTTATTTTGAGGGTGACTAAATAAATAGTCACCCGATAGAGAGAGTTTAATCAACCGTTAGATCAAAGTGTTACCTCTTGTTAAATGTTATTAACCCCCTATGGATTTTATATTATTTTTATATATTTCAACAAATTCCTTTTTATTCTCCCGATTTTTAACATATTGTATTAATGCTTTTTCTGCCTCCTTTTTTCTATGAAATATATGTTGAGATGGTACATAAAAACAACTTAAAAAGTTGTAAAATGTTTTACTCTTATCCAAATTTTCAAAGTTGATTGTTGATCCTGTCCCAATTATTTGATCTCTACAGACTTGCATTTTGTTGTGGTTAATAAACCAATAATATCTGTTAATTTCAAACATTATCTTCCCTCACTATAATGAAAGAAGTCTCTATATGTTTTCCAGAAGCAAACAGCGTAAAATGCTGTTGTATCCTTTTCAATTAACGAATATTCATCTGTAATTTTTTTACTGTTTTTCACATATTTTCTAAATGTTTCCTGCCATTTAAACTTTTTGACTATCCAGTTTTCGTAGTGATTTTCCATGTTTTTACAAAACCACATCCAATCATTTTGTCCAATATTGTATTCTAATGCTGCATTTAAACAGCTTTTGAATGATGGGCTAAATGGCTTTTTAGTAAAATGTAGAAACTTCATCGTAGAATCCTTGTCGTCTGCCCATTTAGCAATAGTTGTTTTACGAATAATTATATGCATAACCTCTCCTGTTGTTTATATTTCATTGTTTATGTACTTGAGTAATTGCTGTGTCTGCCACTGCCGTTCGGCATCCCATGCAGCATCCCATGCGTCAGATTCAGCCCCCCATGCTACACCTGATGCATCCCATGCTGCACCTGATGCATCCCATGCGGCAGCCCTTGAGGCAGTCCATGCGGCTGCTTTTGCAGCAGCACATGAGGTATCCAATGCGGCTGCGGCTGCTGCAAATGCGGCGATCTTTGCGGTATCTTCGGCATCTTCGGCACGTCCTGCGGCATTTTTTGAGGCAGTCCATACGGCAATCATATCATCGTGTGATATGCGACCATGTGCATAATCTCTTGTAGCCCCAATTACATTACGTGGCCGTTTATCGTCTGGATATCTACTTTCAAATAAATGCAGCACGTGTTCGGCACAGTCGGCAGCAAAGAGTCGTGCAGTTTTTTCGTTCCATGTGTCTACCTGCTTTTCAAGCCATGCGTGGCGAACAACCACCTTATTATTTGATTCTATTAACTCCGTTTCATCACAGCCAACGATCCAAAGTTCCTGATTCAACCAATGGGGCAAGTCCTCTATACGGCATAAGTGGTATCCGTTTTTACACACCACCAAATTACCAATAACAGGATCGGGTTTGTTTGGTGGTTTAGGCCATTGGAAGCCATTCACAAATGATGCTCGTCTGTCTTCCTTTAGAAACTTGTAGTAAATCATATTTTCCCTTGTAATGCGTGATCTATTTCTATCGCACTATAACTTTTTTTACATTTACCGAAACAATATGAGCTATTAGTATTAAGATAGATGGTTAATGATGGTGTTGAATCATTATGGAATGGACAGGGTATTCTAACAAGGTTATTTCCGAATATCTTCCATCCATATTTTTTTACTAATTCACGGAAATTTCCCCTTTGTGCAGGTGTCCATATTTTTTCCTTTCTTTTTTCTTCAAAGGCAGGATGTTCTTCAAATCTTATAGAGTTATTAAGTAATATATTTATATTATTTTGAAATTTCTTTTTGTCTTTTAGGTAAAGCCAGTTGACATCCATTTTTCTATTGTTCTTAGGCCATTGACAAATATGTGCTTTACCTTTATTCCTGTAAAGTAGGTCAGCTAAATCTATTGCACGTTCTTGACCTGCATTATGTAAATCGTAATCATACAAAATAAAGATATTTTTTCCCTGTAATTCAATGGCAGTATGAGATTTAATTGACAATCCCAATGAAGCCATTGCATAATAACCTGCTTGTTCTAATGTTATAGCGTCTATAGGACTTTCAACTATTATAATATTATCATTATGAATGGTATTGTAGTTAAATGGCACAGGTATTGGTCCTGTAAGATGTTTATGTTTAGGTTCTTTGTCGCCTATTGTTCGTGATGTAAAATATAATGTGTCTACACCTTTAATTAATGGGAATATAATACGATAATTAAAAGGGTCTTTATTCCATTTGAAAAAACCTGTATCTTTTAACTGGTTCTCTGTATATGTTCTAAGTAACGTCTGATACCCTATATTCCCAGTACAGTATCCCAACTTGAATCTCTTCGCAGATTTTTTAATACCGCGTTCTTTTAAGTAATTGGCAGCATCCTTACTGTTAAGTAGATGTTGATGATATATATGTGTAAGATAGTTGAGTATGTCTTGTTTCATATTTTAAGTCGTCTTGTATTGTCTGCTCTAAACATTTATTCTTCCTGCTGTAATTATTGGGATTTTTTTAAACTTATCGTGTAAGTATTTAACTTGTTTTCCTAATGTGTTACCGTATTTAGTATCTGATGGTTCATCTAATAGGTATTTACACATATCAAATAAATTACATATTGCCATGTAATCATTTTCATCTGATTCTGATATTCCACATTCAACTAATGTTGCTATAACAGAACTTTTATTGTATACTAATTGGACCTTTATTACTTCTATAAGTTCGTATCCATCAATAGGATTAGAGCCTATTTGAAAATTTAATGTTTTCATAGGATTATTATCTACTGGTATATTTTGTCTGCTGTAGTTTAGTATAGTGATTCCACATAGGTGCATATCTTTTTCAGACCATCCCAGTAATATACCTTCTTGTGGTTCTGTGCATATAGAAGGCTGAGGTTTCCCTATAGAAATATATAGCACATCTGATTCTTCGTCATAGTCTGATGTTATATTCATATTAACCTCTGTTATTCCAAGTTATTATAGCTTCATTAATATCTTCACATCCTGTTATCAAAGTTATGCCACAGTTATTACAATAGATAACCCATGATTTGGAAACGAAGTTATCAAAAAATATCTGTGGTCTATAATGCTCCCATTTTGTTCCATTGCGTTCCATATGTTCATTTAATGATTCTATGGTAACTCTGCAAAACGGACATGGCTTTAGTTTATTATTTATTTTTTCTATATTCATTATTTACCACCTAAAAATTAAGTTCTGTATGTAAACATACATTATTTTAGCTCCTGTACATTAGTAATATAAAAAGTATCTTCTGTTTTGTCAAGTGTTATAATATAATAACAACCTTCTTTTAAAATAAATTTCTCATATGATTTTCCCCATAGAAAAAAGGTATCAGTTTTGTTATTTATATTGATGGTATGTATCTTTGCAAATTTATTTCCCTTCTTACTTGTTTTATTCTCTACTTTTTGGATAATAACAGGAATTCTGTTGCCTATTTGGTAGTTATTTCCAGTATAAACTGATTCTTTTACAAGTCTACTTAGTGGATTCTTGTCAAGGTATACACGAAGTAAATCAAACTCAAACTGCTCTTTTTCTTGCTTTGTAAAATCTGATGGTTCTATTAGTAATAGTTCTGGATTTCTGCGTTTTTGTTGAGAAATTAAGGACTTTCTGTTGGTACTTATAGTGTCATAAAATCCTGCTTTAATAAGTTGTTCAGCAACCACACTTCCTTGTTTAAAGAAATTGGGATCATTAATTCTTTCCATCTCTTTTTCGCCAATACCATATAGTGCTTTAATTCCGTATCTTATATTAGAACCTTCTACCTTAAAATTATATTCACTTTTTCCGTAACGCGGTGGCAATATCTTAAAACCCTGTATGTCGTTAATACATTCCTGTATGGCTACTAATTTTGTTTCCTGATTTAATATGGCAGTATAAAACTGTAGTGGGTAATGACATTTTAAATATGCTGTAATATAAGCTAAATATGCATATCCTATAGCGTGAGCTTTATTAAAGTTATAATGACTATATTTTGTTAATTGTTCCCATAGTATTTTGGCGATTTTTTCACCCGTTATTTTACTGCACTTTTCTATGAATTGAGGCTCTACATCTGTAAGCAACTCAGGCTTCTTTTTTCCCATTATTTTTCTAATAGTATCTGCTTCTGTATCTGAAAATCCTACTGCCATACAAACTTTAATAACTTGTTCTTGGTATATCATGACTCCATATGTATCTTGTAGGAGTGGCTCTAAGAATGGATGCAGGTATTCTACGGGTGCACCGTTCTTCCTGTCTATATATTGTGTATGAAAATTATTTTCCATTGGTCCGGGTCTATATAGTGATATAATAATACCAATATCTTCAATGTTTTTAGGTTGAATTTGCTTGCATAGGTTTGCTATACCATCTGATCCGCTTATTTGGAATAGCCCAAATGTTTTTCCTGTTGAAATTAGATCATATGTAGGTTTATCGTCAATAGGAATATCATCTCTTTGGATACCTATGTTTTCTAATGTTTCATGTATAATGTCTAATGTTGTAAGTTTTAAAAGGTCAAACTTGACAAATCCCAACCATTCCATATGATCCATATTCCAACATGTCTGTAAATCACCTGTACGTGAGTATCTTACAGGCACTTCTTCTTCAAGATTTATATGACTTAGAATATATCCAGAAGCATGTTGACCATATGCATTTAGTAAACCTTTGTATTGATCAGACAGTTTTAATGCCTTTGCGTGATTTTCAGGAAGTAGGTTATAATCAACATCTAATCCGTCCCCATATCTTTTAGTGAGTTCATTTGCTTCATTAGGTGGTACGCCAGTTGTTCTACATACCATTTTAATAGCATTTTTAACGTCCATAGTTCCGTATGTACCTAATCCAACTAGGTGATACTTGCTTTTAATATAATCTTTAACTTGAGCTATTCCATTTTTAGGAAAATCAGTATCAATGTCAGGCATTGAGTCTATGCGTCCTTCATTAAAAAAACGAGAGAAATATAAATCATATTTAATAGGATCAATATCATGTATCCCCATTGCGTAAGCTAATAATGATCCACCTGCTGAACCTCTTGAATACCCAACCATTATATTATGTTCTTTAGCCCATTTTACGTAATCAGCAACTATACATAGATAAGGCCAATATCCCGCTTTTTTAATAACAGTGTATTCTTTTCTGCATTGTTGTTTGTCAATAATACGTTCAGGAATCCAAGTTACTTCTGTGAAGTTAGGAATAGTGTTAGTAAAAGGTTCTATTGATGCATTGCATTTGTCTGCTATTTCATATGTAGAACTTGTGTCGTATCCTTCTATGTCGGTTTTAATATACATTTCAGGTGGATGTTTTTTAAATTCATCCTCTTTTTTGTGAATATGTGCACAATATAATGTATGCTGTGAGTCGGCATCACTTCTATTTTCATAATGTACATCATTGGTAATTACAGTTTGGACATTAGGAAACCATTTAAGTATTCGTTCTCTTGCTATATCAAGTTCTTCTATATTGAGGTCTTGTATTTCTATATAGAAATCTGATCCAAAATGATTTTGGAACTTATATATCCATTCCTTACATTTTTCTTTTTGATCAGCTAATGCCATTCTGTTTATGTACGAGTTTAAGCATCCTGACAATACGATAATATTAGAACATTCTAATATCTGATCATAGTAAATTCTATGTGCCCTATATTTTTGCTCGTTAAGATGGGCAGTATTATGGAGCTTAATTATTTCTCTAAGCCCCTCGTTATTTTTTGCAAGTAGCGTGATGTGGTAATTGGTTTTATTAGATTCATCTGTTGTTACATATGCTTCTATACCAAATATAGGCTTAATACCTTGTTTTGTACATTCAATTTGGAACTCTATCCATGAGTTTATATTTCCATGCTCTGTAACAGCAACAGCAGACATACCTAATTTCTTGACCGCAGATACTAACTGAGGTACGGTCAGAAATCCGTCAAGAGCACTATAATGTGTATGTAAATGTAGGTGTATCATAGGTTTTTAATATATTTTTTGCAATCTTCTACCGATTCTATCAAGTCTTTTCTTAAAACAAATTTTAAATGACCACAAGTACATTTATTAATTAAAAATAATGGAGAACTATATACGGTTCTATAGCTATGCTTGTGTAGTTTGAAAAAACGTAAAATATTGTTTAACCATATGTGTAAATATATTACTTTCATTTAACCTCCCATATGGTTACATTATCAGGTAATTTACTTACTATAGGTTCTACCAGACTTTTATCTAATTTTCCCTGTCCTATGCCGGGATAATTTAAGAAAAACTCCTTGTCTTTTTCTATATATGCCCATATGCGTAACATCATAGTTGAGAACTTAACTAAATCAAGATCAGCATTGTCTTTAAAATGATATTTAACCTGAAAAAGTGCAATGTCAATACGAGATGCATTAACAGAACATATTATTTTAGGTATGTTTATTACCCCGTATCGTGATAAGTGTCCAATTCTTTCTCCTGCTATTTCTTTGATTTCAGGGAACTTGGATGCCATACATGATGCAAATCCACGCCCCATAACTAGTTGACGATTTCTATTTATATAAGAATTGGTAGTAACCAATATCACATCAGCATCATCCATATGTTCTAATATGTTACCTACTTTGTATATCATCAACCATTTCTTTTATATTGTTAAACATGTCCTTGTTTTCTCTTACTGTTTCTATAAAATTGTCTAAACCCTGATATTTTTCTTCGCCAAAATTGATCCATGCTCCACTTTTTTCTACAACACCTATTTTTACAGCATATTCAATTAGGTCACGTTCCTTATCAAATCCTATGCCGTATACCAATGAACATTCTGTCTCTTGGAATGGATTACATACCTTACTTTTTTCAACTTTAATTTTTACTCTATTGCCAACCGTACCTTCACTATTTGCAATTTTCTGAGATTTCAGTGGCACTAGTTGTAGTCGTAGTGACGCATAAAATCTTAGAGCATTTCCTCCAGAAGTTATGTTTGGATTTCCATACATTACACCTATCTTTTGTCTTAACTGATTTATAAAAATAAGTGTTGTTTCTGTTTTTGATAATTTACTACTAAATTTATTAAGTGAACCTGACATTAAACGCGGTAGGTTGCCCACATTTTGATCACCTATTTCACCATCATATACGGCTTTTGGCACTAATGCTGAGACAGAATCTATAACTATTAATCCAACTTCTTCTACGTCTGCCATTTGATATGCTATATTTAATGCTTGTTCACCGTAGTCAGGTTGAGACAGATAAAGTTCATCTACATCAACACCTAATTTTGATATATATGAAAGGTCTAAGGCGTGTTCAGCATCTATATAGACACATGCTATACCTTCTTGTTGTGCTGATGCTATAGTTTGTAATGCTAGACTGGTCTTCCCACAACTAGGATCGCCATATAGCTCCACTATACGACCTTTTGGTAATCCACCACCTATTAAGGTGTCTACAGACATAATTCCTGTTTTTATACGTGGTATGGAAATTATATTGTTTTCACCTAATTTCATTATTGAATTAGGGCCATACTGCTTTTCAATCTTTTTAATTTGTTCTTCTATATTCATAATTCTCCTATTCTAAAGTATTCTGCAAGTACGTCCATCAGGAGTTCATTTGCAGTATTGTAGTTTGGTTGAGGCGGTAGTTGACTGTGCTTATATGCACTATCAATATCATACATAAGATTATTAACATATAAGTTTATGTCCTCAAAACTCCATTTACCTTGTTTGATAGCTATAAGTTCTTCACGATCTTTTTTACGATAAACTTCAAATTCACCTGTTTCTAAAAATTCTATACCACATTTTAATAGTCTTATTGTGTGACTTGCCATTTTTACATCAAATCCGTATTTATCAACTAATTCCTTTTTTTTTGATCCCATATAACCCTTATATTGTGACTTGTTCATCCTCTTTAGTTGGGATAGAGCATATCCAACAAATGTCTTATATATTTTTTTGGATGCAAATATATGACGATTATCAATAATTTTCTGCCCTAAAGGTTCTATGCGTATATACATATCAGGTCTGTTCCAAAGAATAGACAATATATTGGGGTTACTGTTTAGCAAAAGTCTAAATGCTTTTTTAATGTCATAAACTATAATATCGTCACCGTTTTCTTGATATTCATATTGATCAAACTTATCAAGTCCAGTATAATAGTTAATAGGTGAAATACATATTCCTATGTAGTCTTTATCGTCTGTACCTAAAGGTTCTTCAGGTGGGATATATAGATTATGGGCTATACTGCCCCTGTAAGCATAAATTATGCTATTGTTGATTGCCGAAAAATCCATTTATATCTCCGTTAAGTTGTTGGAGTATTACAAGATTAGATGATGACATTAATTTGCTATCAATCAAAGCTAACTTTATAAGTCTGTTAATTAAATCATTTAATGGTGTTGGTTGTTCAAGATAACTGCCTTTTATATTGATACTGTTTTTATTTAGGAATATCTTATACACACTACTATTTTTGTATATAAGTAATACATACCAATATGTATGCTTATCAAGATAGTCCCAAGATTCAATCATTTTCAGCAATCCAAATAAACCAAAATATAAGTATAAATAATAGTAAAATAGCACCTAAAATCATTTCATCTCCAATATGTTTTTTGCCTTGAGAAGTATAGATTCACAAATATCAGATTCATAAATTGATGTATTTAAATATGGTATCAAATATGATTCCGGTACTTTAGCTCCACGATCATCTGGATTAGAAGTTTTATATTTGTGACCCACACTAAATCCTATTGTTCCTGATTTGTAATAAGTTTTAATTGTATCTGCTAAACATACTGCCAATAAAGGTATGCCTAATCCATTCATTAGCCAGTCTACATGTTGTCTATTGGAAATAAAAAGAGGTTCCAATAGAAGTGATGGCATTGTGCAAGTGCTTATATTTCTTGACCCCCTGCCGTTAAATCCACCTTTAATAACGCCTTGACATTGATTACCAAACGTATTATGAATCATTTCACAATATGTTTTAGCTAATGCTTCTTCTGTTGTATTTGGAACCTTGCGTGTAATTACACAGGCATAGTCAATTGTAGGGTCGGTTACAGAATTTAAATGCTGTTCAACATATAGGTCACAGTCATCTCTGTTTGCTTGTTCTTGGCGATCTTTGTAGTCACCCTTGTAAAATATAACTTGAAATTTATCCACTCACTCTCCCAACATGAATTTTATGTTTGTTGCCGAGTTTCTTATATCTAAGTCTTCTGCTGTCTGCCCATTCTCTTACTTTTCTCAAACGTCCTTTCATAGACTGAAAAATAATATGGGTTTCACCTAAGTTTGTAAAGAAATCTTCACACATATCTAAAAAAAGTTGAACATGTCGCGGTTCAAGTAAATCTATATCTATTATATATCCGCGCTTTATTGATGTATATATTTCTTGTCTATGTTTATCCCATTCAAAAAAATTATCATGGTTATATTGAGCATCTATAACCTTAAGTTTTTCTAAATCAATTTTCTTTTTTGCCATTAGTTTCCATTAGTGTTTGACATACAGTAATTAATAACTGTAATGACTCATTATTATTTTTTATTGATTCAGCTAAATTACCTATTGATTTATATAATTCTATTTGTATTTTTTCTATTTTATCAATACGGTCTTCTATTTTGCTTATTCTTACATTCATTTTAATACCTCCATTGCTTGATTAAATCCGTGATTCATCAATGCTTCTGTTATTGTAGGGTCAAATTTAAGACTATCCATATTAACAGTGTATTTATGTTGAGGCTCTATAACTGTGATGTCTATCTTACGATATTTTTCAAATCCATTTTCTACCCATGTATTTATCTTCTCTGCTTGAGTAATATCTCTAAACAGAAAGTCATTTAATTTAATCTCATGAACCATTATATCTAAGGTACGGAATAACGCATCTTTAACATTGTATTTTTCCTGTGGGTAGAAGGGTAATTCATCTTTTCTATTGCCACAAGTTATGACAATAATTTTGTCACAGCCTCTATCAATAGCATCTTTCAAAGGTGTTACATTTCTAAGACCACCATCTACCAATGGTTTTTCATAATAGTAAACAGGTTCAAAAAGTACAGGTATAGAACATGATGCCAATATTTCTCTATAATTCGGATTCCTTATACTTCTATATTTAGTGGTGTCGAGATTAACAACTCCACAAAAGAACGGTATTTTGTATCCGGTTTTAAGTGCGTATTTTAAATAACCCTCTAACCCAGTGAAACTATATGGAAATTTTAGGAACATTAATTTCCACCAACTATGTTTTACGATATCACTGTCTTTTTTGATGGATAGCCACATATTTTTAAGATATGCAAATTGATCTGTAGCTACCATAGAACCTTGAAGTGATCCTGTTGATACTCCATCTATGCAATCAAACTTAATATCAGTGTGATTTAAGATATAGTCTAATGCACCTACTTGGAAAGCACCTTTAGAACCACCACCTGATAATACTAATCCTGTCATTTATAGTATTCCCTTGCTATTTTATTATATTCTTTGATATTAAATTTCTGACTATATTGTTTATATAATTCAAAAAACATTAAACTTATTGTGTCACCGTCACTAAATTCCATTAACCTTTCTTTAAATTGTATACGTCCTATTTTATTAAGAAACATCATGAGTGCAATATCTATTTTTTCAACAACCAAAATATCACATATTATATTATTAATAGTCTTGTTATCTAAAACAAGTTTATTGTCTCTGACTGTAATTTCCGATCTTTTTAAACCCTCATCAAATGGTGAACAAATTGTTAAAAATTCTACTGTTTCTTTTATGTCTAATGTAGGGGTAGGATGTCTCATCTTCTATACTCATCTTTCATATGGTCTATGACATCGTGTGCCAATACTACAAATAAAAGTAATAATATTATATCAAAAAATATTATCACCCCTTTATTACTCCTAATGGATAGAGTTTCTTTTTTATCGCTACTAAATCCTGTTGTTCTTCCATAACTATATCTATATCTTTATATGCACCCGGAGCCTCGTCTAAGTCTTGCTTATTTCTTATGCTATGTACAATGTTGCCCATTTTTTCTGTTTCTTGATTAATCTCCAATGTTTCCCTTGCTTTTTTACGACTCATTTTTCTACCTGCACCATGAGAACAAGAATAAAATGATTCTGGATTTCCTAGTCCATGTACAATATATGAATAGCTTCCTTGTGATCCCGGTATGATACCTATTTCATTTTCTTTAGCTGAAGTAGCACCTTTACGGTGTATTATAACATTATGCTTAAAATGATTTTCTAATCTCGCATAGTTATGATGAATGTTTATTGACTCTTCAAAATTGCAGGACACAACAGAATTGATGGCTTCTTTTACTCTCTCGGCCATTAGGTTTCTATTGGCTTGAGCAAAATCAAGAGCAAAACTCATAGCGGTAAAATATGTTAGACCTTCATTTGTATCTATAGGTAAAAACGCTAATCCATCTTCACCTTTAATTTCAGGGATATTTGAGTACCATCTATGACATAGTTTTGTAGCCACTTCATTAAAATGTTTTGCAATCTTATATCCAAAGTTACGAGAACCACTATGAATCATAAAATGTATATGGTTTCCGTCTGTTTGTAATTCAATAAAATGATTACCCCCACCTAATGTACCAAGCTGTTTGCGTGCACTATCAACTTCCTGTCTTATAACATCAATAAGTGGGATATTGTTAAATCCATTCCATTCTTGGTTAGTTTTATGATGGTTGAATCCTACTGGGACAAGTCCCCTAATTTTACCCATTATAGATTTTATTTGATCTTTGTCTAAATTATCAATATCTGTTTCTACAGACAGCATGCCACAACCAATATCTACACCAACTGCATTTGGTATAACAATATTTTTTGTTGCTATAACACCGCCTATTGGCATACCATAACCTTCATGGCAATCAGACATTAGACAAACATGTTTGAATATAAATGGTAGTGATGATAGATTTAGTGCTTGTTGTATAGCACCTTCTTCTGGATTATTGCACCAAGATTTTATATGAACTCTTTTACCTTCAAATATTTTCATATGTTCCTTTTAAGTGGGGATGGAGGGAGTCGAACCCTCAATCTCTTACGAGCGACGGAGCTTAAATCCGTTCCCTATTCCAGTTCGGGCACATCCCCATATAATTTAGTGTAATATGTTTTTTTAATTTGTTTTACTTCTAATTTTTTACCACCATTTTGAACAAATGCTCCATATTTTCCTGCACAACTCCTACTGCAAAATGGTCCTGCTTTGCCCTTTTTTCTGTTGTGATCAGTATCATGCAATTGTTCTCCGCTTAATTTAAATTTTGTACCACAATAAGGGCATATAAATTCTTGTTTTACAAGTCTTTTTGCATGATTTGATGCATGTTTACTTCTGTCTATTATTTTGAGATTTTCTATTCTATTGTCTAAAAAATTACCATTAATGTGATGTACTGTTTCGTTTCTTGCCAAATATTTATTTAAATGTTTTTCTATTAAATATTTTGGATAAGAAACTATTTTGCCTTTAGTACCTTTCTTTTTTAAATAGATGACTAATCTACCTTCATTGGTTTTGTGAATTTTGCCTTCTGTATATTCTGAGTAAACTTGCACTTATAACGACCTCATTTTTTCTACATATTCTGGACCTTGCTCATTTATGTAGTCTGCAAAAAATTGCCTGAAGTTTGATGGATTAAATGCACCTGCAAAAAAATTTTTGCCTGAATTAAAGAGGTCTTTACATATAACTTCTATCATCTCAATCGTTATTTCTGATGGAGTTATTGTTCTGCCGTTATATTTACTAACAAAAGCATTATATGTGTCTAAAAAGTCATGACCTTCTGCTGTTACACGCGGTCCTGTTAATGTATAAAAATAGTGAGAGTACCTATCTTTAGGATTATAGTGATAACCTATGTTTTTATTAGTGATGGTTTGATTAAGTGCTATTCCTAAACTATTTGTGGTCATCATTTTATATTCCTATTCATTAAAATGTTATAAATGGCAGTTCCTATTGTGCGACTTTCACTAAGATGTGGGGTGTAATGCGGTTGATCATAAAACCTTTGATCATAAAATTTTTGGTAAAAATATTCATATTGCCTATCTGTAATACGGTATTCAGTGTTTAAATCTGATGCTAGTATTTTCATACCTGCTATACAACATTCATATGCTCCAAACAATGCGTCTGATTTGGTACAGCCTTCATTAACTAAGTTTTGGAATTCTCTTTTTCTATATTCTTTTATGAATTTAATACAGTTTTCTTTAGTTATTTCAGCTTTTCTACCAAACATTTCTATGAATAACTCTTTGCCTACATAACACAAAGATTGTTGTATCATTTTATATGATATTGTCTTTTGTTTCCCGTCAAACTTGATCATAATTCTCCTTATATCGGGGTAGTAGGAGTTGAACCTACGACCGTCTGATTAAAGGTCAGATACTCTGCCAGTTGAGTTATACCCCGATATGATTATTATTAAATCTACAATACTTTTACTATTGAAATCATAAGTTCATCACGCTGGTTATTAGAATCCATTTCCGTGTTATAACGGTAATACATGTCTATATACCAATCGTAAAAGAAACTCCACTTTGTAACCGTCTGTAGTGAAATACCCATACCAAATTCATGAGCAAGTTCAGCCTTAATGTCTTCACTTTCATTAACTTCAAAAAGTTGAGCATTGTAACGGAGATAATAGTCACCAAAATCATAGACTGTTCCACCACCTGCTGATGCTGTCCATGTATTTTGTTTCCCACCACGAATAAATGGGATAAAATAAAGATCGTGGAGTATAGTACCTTCAGACGGTTTAATAGGAATAATAGGAGCTACTTGAATCGCTGCTCCAAGATCATCATTACCTGCAATTGCATCATATACATCTTGCATATTAAGACCAATAGCAATTCTTGTATATGTAGTATCCTGTGCGAAAGCAGATACAGACATTAAAATAATAAGTAGAATAATAAGTTTCTTCATTTTTTCTCCTTACGGTTTTGTTTTATACTAATTATATAATAATGGTTTATTGGTCACGACTTGCATCTTTTAGACTCTCTTGCTACAAATATCGCAGAATGATGCATTGTATCTCAAGTGATTCCATGTTTGTTTTCTTTGCGATCTCATTGGCCGCGAGCACTATGGCATTATTGATAATTTCAACCTTCACGACTTATTTCCTTTCTTCGCTCGGATACGGTCGGCAATGGTCTTGATAATACCACGCATACCCTCGCCACGTGAATCGATATGACACACACCAGCATCATGTATCAGATGCTCGATAATGCCTTTAATCGAACCATTGTAATAGCATGAAGCTGAAAAGAACTTGTCCAATGATAGGACAATCTTCTCTGCTTCGCTCAATTCTTTTGAGTGGGATTTCTCAGCGGCTACAACGGCTTTGAATAAATCGGTGAATGTGTAGTATCCATAGCTCTCCGTGTAGTCAGCCGCAGCTATTTTATTGGTTATCCAATCAAGATAACCCCGTATAGCTTCTATCGGGGTCGGCAACTCCGGCTCCGGCAACGGGTCAACGTCATCGAGCCATTTTTGGACGGCTTCCTCTGGAGTGTCGCCGCCGTATGAAGCTATTTGCTTTCTATCATCATATTCACGAGTTACCCACCAACACGGAACAGAGACAGCATGCCATAGACAAGGACTTGCTTCTGATGGTTTATGCTTATACTCTTTCCACTTCGCCAAATCGTTTACCGATACGTTTTTTGGATTACGTTTCATTATTTGCCTCCGTTCAGGTTTCTTTGAATCAATTACAAATACAATATACACAAAATGTAAATTTTAGTCAAGCACTTTCTGAAAAAATATTTCAGGTCATGTGTGCATGGAAAGTCATTGAGTCCCAATCGGTTACGCCGTCCTCTTGGGTGAAGGTTAGATACCCTTGATTGAGAGGTTGATATTTCATTGCGGGTTGTACGGCATAATCTTGGATAGCACATAAGCATCCTGTCTCCAGTAACATAACATCATTTAGACCATAAAATGATTGGAAAAATTTATGTGTATGTGACTGTGCAAAAACACGTATTTGATCTATATTAAAATCAAAAGCCTTACGCCATTTAAACATAGATTCATATGCATCAATAACAGGTTTTCCTACAATTTTGCTTGCTTTTTCAAAGTGTCCATATGCAAGATCACCGTCTATTCCAAACCATGCAACATCGTAATCAAAGTTTAAACCCTTTACTGGTGTAGATGCTATTTTTAAATTTGGAAAGGTGTCTTCTAATATATGTTCTGGTTTATATTTTATTAACCCTGCTTTTATGAGTTCCATACCCATCTCATGTTTTATAATAGCTTTGAAGAGTCGTTGGAAATGATTGCCTAATGAAAATTCGACTTCAGGAAAAGTTTCACATAATATTCTTATATATTGTAAACTGTCATGGATTTCTTGACTTAAAGTAATATCCATATTGTATTTTATAAAACGTGACATACAATACATGTCCCATATGTCTCCGTTTATAATTAACTTATCGGCTTTTTCATTTAACAATTTTTTAAATAGGTCTTCATCTACAAAAGGTAAGTGTGGATCAGAAGCCAATATCTTACGCTGTATATGTCCCTTAGTTTTTTTAGGTGGAACAATTTTTAAAGAATTTGTATTAAAAAGTTCGTGGAAGTAATCATAAACTTTAGTAGGTTCAATATCACGGTAGTAGTTACGATGTCTACGTATTAATCCCCATTCACTTATAATATCTCTTATACGTTTTTTTGAAGTGTGGATGCCATACTCTTCCTCTATCATTTCCTGTATTTCTGCGTATGATTGCTTAAATCCGTATTTTGATTGAATTACTTTAGCTACAATTATAGGATCATCTTGCCATCTCATTTACTGTCCTTTATAGTTCGTTATAATATCTTGATTTTATTAAATCATATAGGTAATCATATAAAACATCTTTTGTTTTAGGTGTTCCTAAAAATTTTAATATTTCATAATAATCTGCTTCAGGTATTTCATCAACAACTTCTTCTAAATCTTTGATTATGTCTTTTACCATATTTTCTATGTATTTAAATTTCATTAATAATTTTCCTTATATATTCATGTTTTTTTGTATGGTATATTTAGGTTCTCTTTATCAAACTTTTCTTTTAATTCTTTTAGAGTATAATCCTTGCGAAAATTTCTAAAAGTTTTTTTGTCCATTTCTTCCAACTCTTTCCAAAGTTCAGGAAAATCATTATATAAAATTCTTAGTTCCGATATTCTTGATAGTGGGCAACAGTAACATGAAACCCTGTTGAATTTTTCATATAATCCATCCCAATCAAAGCCTTTAGAATAGCAATATTGTAAGGCTTGTGCAGATGTTATACCCCATTCAACTAAAGGGTAACGAAAAATTTCCCTACTTGTATTTTTCATCACTCGATGTTTTTCATCATAAGCTATACCTATAAAATCAATATCATTTTTATCTTTATTTTTTAGTTTAGCTTGTATTTTTAGTCCGGTACACCATCTACCTAAATAGTGGGGCCATCCGTATCCAATTTCACCAATTTTTCCACGTGTTTTTATTCGTTCACCAAACCAATAATCAAAATCAATTTCAATAGTTGTAATTTCAACGGGACATATTTTTTTTATTTTTTTAATGTGTTTATACATAGCAGGAAATTCCTTTGTGGTATCAACAAAAATTATTTTATCTATTTTAATATTTTTTTCAATCATCATCAATAACATTGCTGTTGAATCTTTCCCACCACTTAAACTAACTACATTCATTTTTTACTCCTTTTTACCAACCAGTCTCCATCATATTGCCCCTTTGCTTCTATTGTGGCAAATATATTACAAAACATTTCCTCGATAGAGTCACGTGCATCGGTAGGAAAGCGAGATAAGTAATGTTGTGCTGCTTTATTATGATCTATAAGCATATGAAAATATTCATGACAATAAAGCCAGTAATAAGAATTAGAGGTTTCATGTTTAGATGTATAGATTATAATTTTTCCGTTAATATAAGATGCTCTTGAATCAGGATTACTTTTGTTTATAATGAGATCAGGAAAATAGTCGTATCTATCGCATAGACTTTGGAAGCGGTCTATAGGTATTATTTTCAACTTTGTTCTGTTCCAAGTAATCAAAATATTCTCTGATTCTTTTTCGTATATGTACAATGAACCATACCTATACGTCCGTTCTTGTTTTTTACAACATTAAGTTCCATATCATTAATAAGCCTGTTAGGTACATTCTCGTTTTCTGATTGTATTAAATCCTTGTTTTGGTATGATTCTCTATAAACTAATACGACTTTATCTGCGTCCTGTTCTAAAGAACCGGACTCTTTTAAGTCAAAAATTTCAGGCCGTCTTATACGTCCGTTTTTGTCTTTTTCTGCCACTCTTTTTAGCTGTGAAAGCACCAATAGAGGCACACCTGTTTCCTTAGTGAAGTCCTTGATACGCTTGGAGATAGTGCTAATTTCAGCATGTTTATTGTCAGTCTCACTTAGACGCTGTATAAAATCTAAAGAGAATAGTTGAATACCTTCTGTTCTTATAAGTTTTGAACATTCTTTTAATATACTATAAATATTGGGTGAAGGAAGTTCAACAACATATAATGGAGATTTGCCTAATTTTTTGCTTTGTACCTCAATTCTACGCATTTCTTCTTTAGTAAAATTATAGGTTCCAAACTTGTGAAGATCAATATCACACATGTTAGCAATGATACGATAAACTAAATCCTTAGCGGGCATTTCCAAGCTGAATATGGCAGTAGGAATCTCCTTTTGTACAGACATATTTATGTGCAATTGTATTGCTAATGCTGTTTTACCAACAGAAGGCCATCCACCTATGATAACATATTCATTTTCAAAAATGCCCGTTATTTCATTATCAAGACTTTCTATACCAAAGTGAAGGCATTTTCTGCTACCGGAATTTATGTCTTTTAAAACATCTTGATATATTTCACCTAATGATTGAACAGTTTTTTCTGAAGTTGTTTTGGTTACTACATCTAATGTCTTACCTACTATGCCTATTTTCTCTGATACAGTAACAGTATTTTGTTTGAGGTAATTTGACAGACCTAATAACTTTCTATTTGTGTACTGGTCTTCAAGTTGTTTAAAATACTGGTCTTTTTTAGTAATATCTACATCAGCGATTTCATAGTATTTTAACTGTCTGGCATCAAGATTTTCTTTTAATAGCTCTTCAGATACTTCACCAAACTGGCTGTATAAATTAATGACAACTTTGAAGATTTCTTGAGGTTTACCAACAAAGTATTGTTCATTATATTGTAATAACTGTTCTATGTCTGTTCTAAGTGCACATATAATGCAACCTATTTGGTAGTTCAATTAATATCCTGATTGATTTCGTATAGCTGCGTCGCCACCCTTGCCCAATATGTTTTTATTAACTGTATTTTCAACAACTTTTTTCTTATCTTTATTTTCTTTTCCCTTGTCAGCCATTACACTATCACATATTTTTCTGATGTAACTCCATTTGGCAACAGCATTTTTTTCAACAACATTTTTTCTTGTAGATGCAATCTTTTCGTTAGACTCATCATATGTTACGAACTTGTTGACGCCTTCTATTAAAACATCTGCGCCAAAATCTGCAAGAAGTTTATGAACCATTTGATAATCTATAGCTTTTGCTTCATATTCAAACTTCTCACATATAGGCTTAATGAAATGTGCTGCACGTACTTTCCCTATGAAGTCAGTAATTTCTTTAGCTTGTTCTTCAGTTACATTTTCAATATCAAGTAGCTTATGATCTTCATCAAAGTCCTCGTCAGATGTAGCATATTCCCCTTCAAATCCATTGTGAATGAGGCGTTTTTGGAGTTCGTTTACATCCATTTTGTTTTTAGTTATATATTCTATAAGCCGTTCTTTGTCTGTTTTATCAAAACTTACACGATTTTCTTCACCCTTATATGCTTTCATGCCTACACCAAAGAAAGCGCAGCAACGTGCAAATGCATCATCAACAGCAGATTTTATACATATATTTATATCGTTTGTTGTTGTATATACACGTGTAGCGAATCCAATCTGTTGTTTTGAGGCGGTCATTTCATTATCAAATATGTCTAACTGAGCATGAATTATGCAATAGATTTCATTTGTCTCTTTTGTGACATCATAATCTTTTGAAATTATGTTGAAGTTCCAATTGCCATCCGTAGCTTTATTAAGATGTTCAACATAATATTGCCACTTATATCCTACAAATGTTTTTTCTTTTCCTGTGACAAGATCAGTAGATTTTCCTCTTGATACAATAGCGTCTTTAGGTAAATCTTTAACAAGTTTTTTAAATATGTCTTGATTCATAAATTATTTTTCTTTTCTAAATATTTTAAAGTTTTTGTTCAGATAAGGGGAAGCTATTACACTTCCCCTTTATTACAGGAGTTAAAATGGGAGATCGTCATCAAATTCAAAATTAGTAGGTTGATTTTGAGGTTGAGTTTGTGGCTGTGAAGCAGGTTGATTCTGTGGTGTTGGTGCAGGTTGTTGGGTGGGCTGTTGTGCATTAACAGCTTGATTCATAGATGTATAAAGCTGTCCATCATAAGGTATGAAAGAACGTAGATTAAATGAACTTTCACCATTTTTAATACTGTGTCCCATTTCAAGAAGTCCAAATGTATTAGCAGGAACAACACTCATTCTCTTAGCTGTATCTCTCCATGCCGTTAGTTTAATTTGTTCATAAACTCTACCAAATGAACCATCTTGATTACGCACCTTTTTAGGGATAGCAAATGTTACATCAAGAACTTCAAGATTATTGTGGATTCTCATAGGTTGAATTTCAACCACTCTTGCACGATAAAAAATATTACCTTCGCTTATCATTTTCTTCTCCTTATTAGTTGATAAGTTATACGGCCATTCATAATAGCCGTCACTGTTTTTTCAAAATCTCTTAATGACATATATTGTAACTTATGCCAGTTACATATTTTAGTTTTTGCATCTTTATTTAATACCATTTAACACCTTATGGATTTTAGATGATAAATATAATACGTGAGCTTTTTCACAACCCGGTTGAATTGGATATGACATATATACATATTGACCTTTGTTAAAAAATACTGATGTATAGTAGTTAATTAATACCGTTAATAATGTTCGCCAGTCATTTGTTTCTGCATATGCTTCTACGATTTCCTTATATTCTTTTAGGGATACTTTCATTAATTGTCTTGCGACATCAATAGCAGTAGTTTCTTCTGCTTGAGAAATGCAAAGTACCTTAGCTTCTTCTAATGTACTATTTTCACATAAGTGTGACATTTTTGTGACTGTACGCAAATCATCTGTTATGGATACTATGTATGCTTTTATATCGTCCGGTAGATTCAACTCAAGTTGATCTATACACTGTCGTCTTTCTATTGCCGTTGGGGGAAGTAACTTAATGACAGTAAAACGCTTACGCAATGTTAGCTTGATCTTAGTAGGCTCTGTGGTGCAAGCAATGAAATACGTTGGAGTATCGTTATCTAATGGTGTTAATAGGCACTCCTGAGCGGCGACTGAGAGCTTGTGTATCTCGTCTAAGATATAGACCTTAGTATCATATCCTATAGGGTTTTTGCGATACTCTTCAATAATGTATTCACGAACATTATCTATGCCTGTTAAATTCCCTATATTAAATTCTTTAACATAGGCATTTAAATTAGAGGCAACTATTTTAGCTAAAGTTGTTTTACCAACTCCACTATTGCCCGTAAGCATAAGTTGTTTGGGAAGTTTTTGCTGTTGAATGAGAGATTGTAATTTCTCTACGGCGGTACGATTACCTACAAAATTTTCAAATTTCATCTTAACTCCTTGTCTATAAGATAGGAATTAAGACAGAAAAATCAAGTATATTTTTTAGGTACAATGTTTACGCCCCATGTACAATGTACACAGGGCGTTAGGACACATAGATATGAAGGAATTGTTTATTTCAACCTGTCAATAAAATCACGACCATTTGCATTGAGCTTATCTTTTATCATATTACATTGATAGTCATAGTTTATTTCGCAAATTTCTGATAATGCAACAGCTATTTCATTAATAATATATGCCTGTTCTTCATTGTGTGTGTTGGCAAAAAAATCAATGAAAACATCAACTATTTGATGGTCGTCAACTTGTACATTGTTTAAAGTAATCATAATACCTTTCTGCCGTAGCAGGATTTGAACCTACACCCCAAGAGTCAAAGTCTTGTATGCTACCATTACACTATACGGCATTATTTTAGAGGTTTAATTTGATCCATTAAATTGCATATAGCCTCTTCTTTAGATTTCCCTGTTCCTATATATAATGTATTACCTTTCTCATATCTTACACAAATCATGCTATAAGGATCAGTATCTTTGTGGTATGTATGAAACTTATACACTCTTTGCCATTTCTTATATGTGTTGGGATGTATCTCTCTATATCTACGTTTCATAATTTCTCACTATAAAATCAATGAAACTTTTAGCTCCCAATAGTGTATATGGAACAAAGTATTGAGCACCATCACGCATAATTACAGTGCCTTTAAATCCGTATATCATTATTTCCTTTTCATTAAAATATCTTAGTGTAAATCCATTATATTGTTCCATAAAACCTCCAAATTTATTTCTCCGTGCCCGATACTTCAGTCATCACATTTCCTTTGTGGAGTGATTCTTACTACGGACACGGAGAATCACCCGAAAAGTACCACTGGATAGTTTATTTATTATCTTTATAAATCTGATGACATGCTTGTCTACTTATAACTTCACCGCGTTTTTCAGTTATAATTTCTGAAATTTCACGGAAATTATAGTCTTTTTTACGTAAGTCAACTATTTCTTTAGCATAAGGATGTCTTAATGTCCATTTTAATTTCGCCATGATTCATAGACCTCTTTAAGTTTAGGATTTTCTTTAACAAATTTCAAACCTTTTTGTGATAGTGTGCGTCCTTTTCTTATGCTTATAAGTCCTAATGTATTTAAAAATGGTTCATAATCTTTAAGTATAGATTCTTTTGCTATTGACATTTGTTCTGCGAGACTGTTGATAGATATAGGGTGTCCTGCATGTTCTCTTGTGGTGGTAATATATAAGTGCCATAATATAGCTTGTTCTTGTTTGCATAGACCGTATTCACCTACACCTATACGATCAAACATATTTTGCACTGTCTTAATGTCAAGTTCTTTGATATTTTTAACTTGTGCTTCCTTTATGGCTTTTTGAAGATAATTAACTGCGTATCTTGCTACTTGTCTTGAGCGTTCTGCTATATATCGCAATGTATAATCTGGTATGTCTCCATCATATTTAAAATTTTGCATTATATTATCAAGATGAAAAACTTGTACAGCTATTAAACCTTCTACTGAATAAGGCTCTAAAATATATGAATGTACGCATCTCGATCTCAATGAATGTTCTAATTTTGATTCAAATTCAGATGCCATAATGAGCGTAACAGGGCGGTGAATTTGTCCCGCAATAGGTTCTTTATTGGCAAGATGGTCAAGATATGTGTTTAATGTTCCTATCAATTTTTTCGGAAGTGAATGTGCTTCATCAATAAATAAAATCTTATATGTGTCTAATTCTACGTCTTGAATAAAATATAACAACGTATCTTCATCTTTTATTTCGCTTCCTGTTTTTGCTTTTCTAAAATCTACATTAGATTTAAAATAGTTGCCTATTTGTTCTGCTACCCATCTTGCCGCAGTTGATTTTCCTAATCCATATCCACCGCCAAAGAAAGTGTGTTCCAACATACGTTCTGCATTAGCAGATGCACGTATATTTATTAACAAATCTTCTCTGATGTTATCTTGTCCTACCATATGATTACCTATATTTTATTTAAAATCATTGATACTATAAATATTATCATAAATGTAAACAAAAAACCTAATACCAATATAAGATGACCATTATCAGTTAATAATTTATTTAGTTTATCTAACACATTATCCTCCGTATAGTAGTATGTAATCTATGATATTACTAACTTCATTGACATCTGTTTGTCTTATGTGTTGCCAATCTCTTGCTAAGTCATTTTCATGTCTAAAATGTATCATAGTTTTGTCGCCCTGATATTCCTCAATAACAAAACCACGATAATATCTTTTGGTTCTATCTATTTTGTGCATGTTGCTTCCTCTATAGCTATATCTAATACTAACATTACGGTTTCTGGTAATCCGTATGATAATCCTTTTTCTACTGAATATAATTCTTCTTCAGTTAGTGTTCTTCCTACTTTTAATTGTGCTATTTCTTGTATATGTTCTTCTGTTATAGCATAAATAATGTTTGAATTTCCATAAATGTTATTCATTTTTTATTTTCCTTCCACCATTTAACAAGGTAATAAATTTGAAGTGCTAATGCTATGTATTGAGGTATTACTAAATATTCCCATTTTGTTATAAATGTTAATATACAACAAATGTGTACCATTGCAAATGATATCCACATTTTTATCCAATTAGTCATCTGTTACCTCATATTTTATACCGTTAATTTTCAGGCTTTTTAGCCCTGCTATATTTATTCTTCTGTATGCCTGTTCTTCTGTTTGACCTTCTTTCCATTTTGTCATATCATAGACAGTAAGCACTTGATTATTATCATCTTCCTTTCTGCGATCTTCTGGCTTTACAACACCTTTTGTATAAGATTTTACTCCTAAACGACATAACATTTCCCTGTCTTTTCCTACTCTGCCAAGTTTTCTATTAGTTGCATTGTCTTTATATTCAAAGACTGCACTAAAAATATGACCTTCAGAGTTTTCTCTCAAAAACTTACTGATTTGACTTCTTTTGATCTTCAATTTCAGCCTCCGCGTCAATGCCTGTTATCTCTTTAAAAATTTCATTATCCCAATTAGGAAGTTTTAAAACAAGTTTACGATCATTGAAATCTGTTGCTTCCCATGCATTACGCCATGCTTTTTTGTAGCTATATGTTTTTAAGTATCCTTCTGGATTTTCTTCATCTTCTATCCATTCTGTTAGGTTAATATTATAAGTAAAGCGAGGCCATTGTATTTCATTTCTATCAATTGTAGTTTCTTTGTTAAATATTCTTAATGGTGGTATACCTGTATTAAAAAATCCACTGTTACAGTCACCACTGTTATAGTTTCCACTGTTATTGTTACCACTGTTACAGTAACCACTGTTACAGTTTCCACCGTTACAGTCACCACTGTTATAGCGTCCACTGTTATAGTTTCCACTGTTATAGTTTCCACTGTTATAGTGTCCACTGTTATAGTGTCCACTGTTACAGTTTCCACTGTTATAGCGTCCACTGTTATAGTTTCCACTGTTATAGCGTCCACTGTTACAGTTTCCACTGTTATATATACCTGAATTTGATTTTCCTGTGTTTACTAACTCCAGTATTTCTTGTTGCGACAGTTCTTTAATAATTGTTATTTTAGAGCACACAGATTTATCATCACCATTTATTATGTCGCCAGATGCTTCTATTTCACATACTCTTATATTTGTTGTATAACTATAATAATGAAATAAGTGTTCAGGGTTTGTATGAAAATGAAAACCTCTGACACACAATCGTATATTGTTTTCTTCATATGTTTTTCCAACTTCATATTGAAATTTCTTGCCGTTAGGGGCACACGATAAATCACTATTAAATACTTTCCAACCTTTAATTTTCTGTTCCATTTTAAAACTCCTTTACTTTTTCCCAAGATTCTATATCACCGGGAATTATATGAAATATGGGGAACAGTTCTATACCGCTTTTTAGAAACTCTGTTGATCTTCCTCTTTTCTGTAATTTGTGTATTAAAAGTTTTATTTCATAGTTTACTTGTCCCAAAGTGACAGGTATTAAAAATAATGGCTCTAATTTTTTGAGAGGAATAATATTACCGGAATTAAAATTATATCCTCTTTCTAACGATTCATCAAAGACTGCTAAAAGATAATCATGGATCAAACTTTTATTGTTCTTAAATCTAATTAACTGTGGGTGATTTTTATAACCAGATGTTAATCCATGAATAACATTTTGCGCCATTATAGCTTCACGCCATAACCCACACAAGCCTTTTTGATCTAAATAACGTGGGTGTAATGTCCAGAGTCTCATTATTTTACCATCCTTAAAATTGTGTCAATATTAATAGGATAAAAATCCCAAAGATCAACGCAAACATTAATCTTGTTTGTATCCCCATGCACATTTTTGTTCCATTTGTCTCCAACGTGTCGATGTCCATGCAGATATATTGTACCACTATCCCAATAAGTTGTTGTAACACAACGGTGACTCATAAAAAAATTGTGATTTTTATAAATTATTTGTTGTTGATTTGTTACAAAAACAAAACGATCTTTAAATCTTTTGATGTGCCTATCATGATTACCTTTTATCAGTATTATATCACCATTAAGGTCATAAAAGAATGAAATATCATCATCTTTTTTGGCAAGTGCAAAATCCCCAAGATGATATACAACATCATTAGGTTTAACCACTTGGTTCCAACGTATAGCCATTGTTTTATTCATGTTTTCAACATTTTTAAATGGTCGACCACAGTAATCAATAATATTACTGTGAAAAAAATGGTGATCTGAAGTAAAATATATCATAATAGTATGCTCCCCCCATTTCTGAGGGGAGCCTTTCTTTATTTACATTGTGACAAAGATTTCGTTATCTTCATCAAACTCAACTTCCATCTTTACATTTTCAATTCCATATTCCTTCTGGAGTGAATATGCAGAAAAAGACGGAACTTTCTTACCGATTATAAATGCGTGATTAGGTGCATTGTCCTTACGATAGAACTTAAAACCAAAACGCTCACCATCATGCAATACAACAACAGAAATGCGATCATCTGCATTAAAATCCATGCGCTCTCTAACATCTGAAATCAAACCAGAAGAAAAAGTAGCGGTTCCACTGTTGTTAATGCTAAAGACCTTCTTTGTGTTGTTTCTCGTTCCCTTGTTTGTGAATTCGGTAAACATGTTAACTCCTGTTAAGTTAAGGTTAAAAATACAGTTAAAAAAACGCTTTTAAAAATTACTCCTTTCTAAATGAATCTTTATATTCCGGTAGTTGTTTTTGCCAATAATCCATTTCTGCCCTACATTCATCACATCCATCTGCATGACTATATAATGTATTTGATAGTGATTGTATCAACTCCGTTCTGTCGTTTAGTAAATCTGTTATAATTTTACGCAGAATCATGCTTTGACATGCGTTAAGATGCTGTTGAATTTCTTCTTCAGTATAATACTCAAAAACATTTTCTTCTTTTGTTGCAAAATTATAATATTTACGTGTAAACATCTAATCTCCTATTATGTAGTTAACTGCTTTCTGTGATCTCTGTGAAGCATAGATTATCATTTTTATATCATCTTTAACTGCTTTGAGCCACCCTCTTAAATATGCAATAGAATTGTCAATTTTGGGTGCAATCCCTGTTTTATTACACAAAAATGCACTTCCTATTTCCGCTATTAATTCTTCTATCCCGTACTTTTCTGATCCAAATCCATTTTTAAGACTTCTATTGAGCCTATCTTTATGTCCTGTTGAGTGTATAAGCTCATGGAAAAGTGTTTGATAATATCCTTCTGCACTTTTAAATTGAGACATGTCAGGAATATAAACCGTATCTTCACCAACTCTGTAAAATGCTTTTTCAGGATGATTTTTAATATCAGGGCAGTCTTTCCAATTTTTAATAAGTTGTTCTGCATCTAATATTGTGAAATCCACTTCTTCAAATTCAAGTTCAATATCTGTCTGATCTACATTAAATACATTGTAATATCTGAGTAGTGGAATTGTGCGTTCTTCATCATCCTCTTTAACTGTTATAGGTTTCCAGAATGTGACAATAGTAGATTTTTCACCTTTTTTAACTTTTCCACCTAACTCACTTGTTTTCTTAAAAGTAAGCCAGATGTTAGATTTGTATTGATGTGTTACTTTTTCAGCATTTAGCACAAGCTGATTAAGCAGTCCCGCATATTCACGCCCGTTATAAGAACGTGGGGAGTCTGCTGTCCAGTCTCTTTGCCATACAAGGGGCGTATCGTGCTCTATGGCGTGGTCTATGTGTCTGACAAAGACCTCTGTGATTTTCTCGTAGGGATTCATTATGCTCCTGTATCTCCTTATCTAAGGTTAATATACCACAAATGTAAATTTTTGTCAAGCAAAAAGTGGGACTCAGCCCAAGTTTTTAATGTGCAAAGTTTTGCATACCTACGGGGCAAAGTCAGATACCTCCGCATGCTCTCTGATAAAATTTCTAACGCGATTTATATGTGATTTTACTGTACCTACAGGAATTTTAAGTATCTCACTAATTTCCTTATATGTACAATGGTTAAAAACAGATAATAAATATGCTTCAGAAAACTCTGGATCAACATCTTTTAGAAATAGTTCAACCTTCTTTCTCATTATCTTAATTTTATCTTCTTCAAGGCGGTGATCTTCCATTTCAATATGCGGTCTTGTTTCAAACGATGTTTGTCTATCAACTATATTATTTGATTTCGCTCTAAGATAATTAAGAAAAGTATTTTTAGCTATCGTTTTACTCCATTTTATAAAACCATTATTTTCGTCGTCTATAAAACTATTTTTAAATCTCCATACTTTAAACCAAGTATCTTGTATTACCTCTAAAGCATCTTCTTCATCAAAAATATGCTTTTTAAGATACCCGTTTATTTCCCTATGATGTTTCTTATACATTGCATCAAAATTCATTTATTCTCCTATCCTGTTATTCTCGCTATATGTAATATAATCGTTAAACACTTTGTTTATTCTATCCTTTATTCTTAAAATTACATCAGAGGAATATTTTGTAGTTAAAAGTTCTACATTTTGTTCTTCTGCAATTTCAATTAAAGACTTATTAATCATATCTGATATTGCTCTTTTTATAGCCATTGTAAACTGAAATAAATCATGAGATATTTTTAATGTCATCAGATTCTCCTTGATAAATAGTGTTATATATTTCTTCTGGTAATTGTCTCTTGTACTTTTTCAAAATCTTCTTTGCTACAGCACATTGTTTTGATGTTAGATTATCCCTTAATGCCAGATGTTTACCTATACGTGTATCACAACCATTAAATCCCTGTCCATCTTTAGAAGAAGCTCCATCACATAATGACGATAAAAATTTTAATGCTTCTAAAATTATGTCACAGTTCTCTATGAGCGGCGAATCTATATATGTATATGGTTCATGTGTACACAAAATAGGATCATATTGTGCAAGTTTTTCATATTGTTTGTCGTCTAAAGCACGATCAATAATATCTTGTTTATACACCAATGTTTTAGCGATATTGGCATCTAACGTATTATCAATAACAAGATGTTGAACAAGTACAGGATTTTCTTGACCGATCCGATAAAGTCTATCTTCCGCTTGTTCCATTTCAGCAGGAGTCCAACCTAATTCAACAAATATACATGTATTTGCCGCAGTTAAAGTTATACCCACTCCTGCCGCTTTGATAGAACCGATAAATAAATTAACATTAGGATCATTTTGGAAATTGTCTATAGACCTTTGTTTTTCTTCTTCAGATTGTCCACCTATTAATATGACAGAGTTATCAAAATTTTCATGGAGTTCTTTGATAACATCTCTGTGATGTGCAAATACAACCACCTTGTTTTCATTCTCTAACACATTTTTAATATGTGTTATACATTCAGGTAGTTTAGCTAACGCAGATTTATGTCTGATTTCAGATATTAATTCAAAATCAACATTGACTCCTTTTAAGTCATATATTTGTTGGTTAAGTATTTCGTTTGCTAATGCTTTAGATTCGTATTCTTCTATTTGTTCATTCTGAAGTGCATCAGATTCATTCTGAATAACATCTTGGTAATCATCCGAATCAAATACTATTATTTGCCTTGTTTTAGGTGGCAAATCTTTCAATACGTCTTTTTTTAATCGTCGTAACATAATGCTTGATCTAAGTTCCTTATTTAACTTGTCAAGATTTTGTGCATCCTCATAAATTGTAATAAGCCCTCTGGCTTTACCTGCCCATATTTGTTTCTTTACACAAAATGTGTTCATAAACTCATACCACTTCATTTTGAAATCAAGATGTTGTAGTAAGGTAAATAGTTCTTTGGGGTTATTTACAATAGGTGTACCTGTTAAGTAAAAACGTCTTTTACATTTAAGTTTCTGTATATATTTTGTTCTTATTGCTTTAGGATTTTTGATCATATGAGCTTCATCAACAACCAACATATCCCATTCAATATCTTGTAACCAACTATGTTTTTCTATCTTTTCATCTTTTTTAGGACGTTTCCTTTTACCTAATATATCATAGTTAACTACGTATATGTCAGCATCTTGATTAACCTCCTTGTTTCTAATAACAATTATTTTTCTTTTATTAACTAACCACTTATTTAGTTCTCTCTTCCAGTTAATTTTCACTGAAGAAGGACAAACAATAAGTATTTTACTAAGTTGACTTTTTTGTTCTATAAAATTTATTAACCCAACGATTTGTATACTTTTTCCAAGACCCATAGAATCTGCAAGTAAAACATTGTCTTTATCTGATATATAGTTTATACCTGCTTTTTGGAAATTAAAATATGACAATCCTTCAGGCACAGGTATGTCAATATCAATATTAGTAGCTCTTGATAAATCTATTTGTTTATTCTTTTCCTCAAGTTTTTGGTTTATTATATCTATAGTTTCTTTATCGGCATATTCCCTTAGTTCTATTGCCTTATCTATGTTAGATGTCCACCACCTTTTTTTATCTTTATCCCACCTAAATCCTGCATCTTTAGGAATAAAGCGTTCTTGATATGTAGATTGGCAATAAAATACAGAATCATATGATAGTATCATTTTGTCCTTTCATAATAATTTTGAGTTCTGATTCTAAGAATTCTTTTTCTGATTTTGTCATGGTTAAAGTTTCTACAAAACCATTGCAATTAGGACATATTCTACAATATGGCAATGTTTCATAGTAGTTTAAACATTCAATACACTTATAAATTTCCATATTACCTCACATATGATGCTTGTTTAATATCATCTGAATTGTAAGTAACACTATGATTTTTGTGATTTTTTTCATCATAATATTTAATAGTAATATCCTTCTTTGTGGAAAATAAAGATAAATCTGGTTCTAAAATAAATTCAATAACATTTTGATAATTAACAATTTGACCATCATTCATTATTACTCTGACTTGCATTTCCAATCCTCCGTAAGATCATTTGTGTTTCTTCTACGTGGCTCTCTAATAAGTGTGTTTCTTCTACGTGGCTCTCTAATAAGTATATTCATACTATCAAGATATTCCATAACCTCTGATTTGCATTTATTAAATCTACTTATGGCTTCTTCAGGTGTGTTACCCATACCATTAAAAGCATATAAATCTAAATCAGGTGAATAACACAACCATTGGTCTTCTTCTTCGATATAAATAAGGTTCATATCGTATATTGCTTCAAGATGTTCTTTTAATGTCATTTTAACCTCTTTGTTTCTGCTATGAATTTCATAGCGGCGTTTGATTTGTTTAATATGTCTTCAGGAATACCAACTAATTTTCTTATCTCTGACGGATGATTATGTGTTCCAGAAAATAAAACAAGAGGGTCAGTACAAAGTTTAATATCTAATCTTGCACTTTGTTTTAAACTTATTTGCAGTAATTCATATTCTATCTGTAAAACACTGTTATAATCCTGCTCTTCATAACAAGTTTTCAATTTTTGAAATAGTTTTTTACTGCAATTTTTCATTTTGTTTTCACCATGTTTGAAAATCATTTACAGGTTTACCTTCCATTATTTTAGATGAATCATAATATGAATCATCTGTAATAAAATATTGATAGTCTTGATCTAATGGTCTGAAAGCTAATACTTTTAATCTGTTTGTAGGCATATTGTTATGAAATATTCTCCATGAACATATACCTATATATGAATCTTTGTGTTCTTCATAGAACCTATCCCTTTTTAAAATATGTGAATCACTTGGCTTTAAACGACAATTGAAAAGATGTTGGTAAATGTAAGGATACCACTCTTTTAGAGTCTCTTTGGCTTGCTGTTGAATCTCGGCACTAAATAAGTAGGGGAACGAGAGCACAACGCCACAATAGGCTGTATGAGCCTCAAACCAGTATGCTTGATTGTGTCTTATACCTATTTGAGCAAGCCTATAATGGATTTTAAGGTTGCTATATCCATAAATCATAAAGCCAACAAAATTAGGTTGATACGGGCATTTATTATACCAACAAATCCCCTTGTCAAGCCTATGTTTCTGTTTATCATAATACTCTAAATCAAGTGCCATATTTCATCTATCTCCTGTTGTTTGATTTCATATAAAGTATTGTCAAATAGCACAAAACCTTCATATTTTGTAGGAACTTCACTCCAATTTGAAACTTCAAGCAGTTTGTCATTAACTTTAAAAATTTTAATGCGGTCAACATCAAGTTCAATATGCAATTTTTCACCAACCTTAAACTTAATAAAAGGCATATTAAGTAATGTTATAAGTTTAAAAGCAATATCTCCTATGTTATCAACATCAATTTGATATTTAATATCATTCTCCTTACATATATCTGTAAGTGTGCCTAACACATTATCATAAGTTCCCAATTTTATTTTCATCTTAACTCCTATAATCATTTATGATTTTAGCTTTATTAAACATTTTATTCACTTGTGAATTAAACATAAATCTCACAATGGCAAAGTCTGTCATTTTACTGACAGTACATTTGCCTATTGCTAAAACTCTGTTAGAAATTATAGATATTTCCTCATTTTGAGGACATGAATCTAATATTTCTTGAAGTTTAGTTTTAGCACTTATTTCAATTTCTTTTAAATCTGCCCAATCAGGAATTATATCCTGATCTCTTTTGAATTCCCAACTTTGGGCATTGAAGAAATCTTTGAAATTAGGTTCAATTTCAAATCTTACAAGATTTCCATCTTTATCAAGATGTTGATCCCCATTGATTTCAATTTGATTCTCATGTGAATCAACAAAAGGATCAATCTTGATTTCTTTTTTTGTGGCATAGCCTGACAAAAAATTACACATTTTTTAACTCCTTAATATTAAATAGCTTATTAGCAGTCCGATATTGTATATACAAAGAACTATAACAAGCCATTTAATCCACCATTTGTTCCCTTTTGAGATACTCATAAATTTCCCCTATTGTTAGAAGTTCTATGTTTAACCATGCTTGTCTATATTGATCCAACAATTCGCTCTCATTGTTCCAGTTTGTTATCATACCTGCTGATTGCACTTTTATTTCAATTGTACTTACTCCAGTATTTTTTTGGAAACAATACCCATTATGTGTAAAAATAGTTTCATAACCATTTTTTTCAGCCAGTTGTTTAATTTGATTAATCATTGTTTCTCCATAGGTTTAAAATTAACATCATAAGTTGGAACCGTTCTTGAGTATCCATTTCATCAACTTTTTCTGCTGTTTCTGAGTTCAATATGAAAGTATCTCCAAAAGTTTGAGAGTCTATAAATTCCATAAGTTTCATTGAAGGTTCCATTTCGTTAAGAACTTCGTAAACTTTAACAATATTAAAATTTGCATCCATATTATCCTCTAATCTTCATATTCTTCCAGTTGTTCTTTAAGGTCAATAATTTGGTTTTCAATATCTTCAAGTTCATCTTGAAGTTCACGATATTCTATTGTTTCTGTAATATCAATAGAATTAACATAATCATTAAGACCACAACGATATGCTGTAGGATCAATTTCTCTTAAAACATCAGCAGGATGATATTCTGCACCTAAATTAACATAACCATAAACTTCAAAAAGAAAATCATCATATTGATCTTCATATTCGTCTGGATCAAGTTCCAAATCATTAATTTCTCTCTGAATATTATCCTTATCATTTTCCAGAGATTCAATTTCATTCAGAATTTCATCTTTTGTCATTTTTAGTCTCCATAAATAGTGTTAGGTTCTTTGTTTACGTGAATGGTTTTACCTATTATTTTTATTTCATTAATACGTCCTTTCCAAAACATATATTTTTTAGATAAATGACGATCCTTTTCAAGGGCGATATAAGCCTTAATATAATGCTCCTTTAATCTTTTAGCTATAGGTTCACATATGTTATACATGTGATTTAACACATCTATTAACACAGGAATAAAAATATGTTCTATTTTTCCTTTATTAGAAGATATGTCTTCAATAACAATTGTTTCTCCTTTTGATAAAAAATACAATATTTCATCTGGTATAGACCATAACAACCTATGGTAATTAAGTTGTTCAACATCTGTAGAACGTAGGTAAACCATTCTATCAGATATATTTTGACCAAGATTAGTATATTTTATCATTTTTTATCCTTCTTAATTTTTTTCATAATTGCATCTGTTTTTAGCTTTTCACTAATAAGTAGCTCAGTTAATGTCGGTAACATAATATACTCCTTTAAATTACGTTATGTGTTTCCCTTATTTTTTCCATTGTTTCAAATTTTGCTATAGAACGTGCTTCAGAAAGACAATAATCATAATCATCAAATCCCCAACAACTGTCAATAATATTTTCTCCAATTTTAATTATAAAACCATAAACTTCTCCATTTAGGTATTTACTAAAAGTCTCAATTTCTCCCTGTAAACAGTTTTTTACTCTCTCTATGGTTTCATCTGATAGGTTGCCATATTCTTTTAGAACGTCCTCTTTAGATACGTATATAAAGCCACTGTGTCCACTGTCAAATTGTGCATGAAATGCAGGTAAACAATCAAATGGAGCCGTTCTAAGAGCTATACCAGAATGAATATAAGCGTAGACTTTTAGAACAATATCGTCTTTATGTTCCTTTAAAAATTCATCAACATCATAAATACGTTCATCTCCTAAATTATAGCGGTCAGACCAATAAACAATATGGCCTAAATTATCCCATTCTCTCGGAGATTCAGGACATTCATCAAAATGAATTTCAATGTCAAAATCACTATGTTTTTCTTTTGTTACAAGAGTATCCATTTTAATCTAATACCTCCACTTCAAATTGTTCACCATTTTCAAGTTTTTTTGTTATTTCTGCTACTACAATTTCGTGCATATCATTAGCATCTAAATCTGATTCCACATATATGTCATTTATTTGACAATTAGAATCAAAATAGATTTCCTGTGATACATCTATATCATAATAGCCATCCTGTTCTTGGGCATGAAAAGCCTTAGTTTCATAATAATGATCCATTCCTATTTTTGCATATTTAGATTTATCCTTAAAACCTGTCACTAGTCCCACTGTTGACACAACTATTTTAATGTTTTCACACTCCAATAATGTGTTTCTTCTAAACTGACAGCGATTTGAACAAATAAAATGTCCTGCCCATCCTCTTTCAGTTCTTATAACTTCCATTATTTCCTCACAATTATAAATTCTTCATTTTTCTTACAATATTCAAATTTGTGGGCTTCTCCATCATAATAAATATACCAAGTATGATCTGACTGATAGACTTCATAGCCCAAATTAAATTCTTGTGAAACTTCATTCATACGTTTTTTTGTTGTTGCAGTATCATATCCTCCTGTGTTTAAGATTATGCGATTTTTATTAAATCTTACAATTTCAGTTTGGTGTAAAATTACACCAGTATCACCGTTTCTGTGGTGAATAACAACAGTGTTGTTTTTAGTCATCATTTACCTCTTTATTCATGTGTAACAAAGAATAATATCCTCTTATAAGAGAGTATGGATTATAGTTTTCAAAATCAGTTTTATTAAACCCAATTTTGTCTTTATTTTCCATTATATCTGTTCTTTGTGTTTTTACATCGTTAACTATATTCTCTATATGAGAATTAAGGTCACATGCAAGTTTTTGAGCTATTTTTAACCCTATTTCAATGCCTTGCAATAAAATTTGTGTTTCTTTTCTTTCGTTTTCATTCATCATTTACCTCCTTCATTAAACATTTATAAATTGTGGATTTAATGATATTGTCCAGAAAATAACTGCCACATTCATGTTTTAAGGTGTCTACCATACTAACATTAATGCAACGAATTAAATCTGGTTCAACCATTACCATAAAATATGCTGTTTCTTCATTAACATCGAATCTAAATGTAATCTCACCAGTAATTTGTAAAAAATTACGTGTGCTACCAAGTATATCAACATCACAATTTTTGATACCTGAGCCATGAATTTTTTGACATAGTTCTGAGATGTAATTTCTTACACCTATTTTTAAATCATTTACACTTTCCCCTCTTATATTCGGTGTTGGACAACTATCAAGTTCATAATATTGTTGTACTTTTTCAGCTAATTCTTGATACAATTTCATTGTTTACTTCCTTTGTTAAATGTTTGAGTTTTGTTTAATAATCAAATCTTTTCATATCATTTTCAACCATGTCTCCCCATGATGTACACAAAAATTCTTTATTTACTGTATCGAAAATAACGGTAATTTCGTATGTATCACCCATATTAACGTATAAAAGTCCAATATCTAAATAATGCGGAATCCATTCGTTACTATATAGAGATTCAACACCATTACCATTAATTAAAGAATTGACAGCTTCTAAAGCATTATCAATTTCTTCGTAACCATGAGCAGACTTGCAAATTGCTATAATTGCTTTAGCTTTGTCAGGCCAAATTTCTTTTACATTTTTTTGAAAACCTCTTGCTAACATTTTACTTTCCCTTCAAGTTTATTTATGATTTCCATAAGTTCAGGTTCATAAATTTCAGTATAGGAAGTATCAGGATCAAAACATCTACCTCCACCTATACATTCAGAAAATACAGTCATTTCGCCTGATTCAGATTCGTAAAGTTTCGCAACTTCCATTCCTATATCAAAATATGAAAGATCGTAAATGTCCTCATCCTCCAAGTTTTCGCACCAATCTGTAAAATCATTTTCGTCTATATCATCTTCAGAGAAATTACCATATTTATCTCTTTTTATAGACAAATAACGGTATATCATGCGCTCTTTTAGGTTTTCTATATCATTATCCCAATCGTAACAATTTTTCGTAATGGGATAAAATACAGAACCTACAGCACCTTTGAAACCGTCATCATGTTCAAAAGTATATTGAAGCACATAATATTCATTATCTACACGTGCTACAATTTTGTTGTAGTGTTTATCATTTCTTTTCATTTTTATACCTCCAATTATGATAGTAAAATCATTGTTAAAGTTGTAATAAAATATTGATCATCTATTGCATTTTTACTACCCTCCATTATGTGTATAGATATACCAGAAAATTCTGG